TATAAACAATTGCAGCAGATGCATTTATATCAGCATTCACAATAGAATTAGATAACGATAACTTACTATAAACAATTGCAGCAGATGCTGATATATCACCATTCACAATTGTACCATCAAGAATCATTGCTGATGTAACTGTTCCCGCTGGTATAGAATTAATTGATAAATCTATAGTTGATCCACTTGGACTAACTGTTATTGTATTCCCTGTACTGGTTATACTTAATCCACCAGATAAACTATTTAAACTTGTAACACCACTACTCCCACCACCACTGACATTAGCAGTAATTGTTATAGTATTGTTAGCACCAAGAGCAAGAGTAATATTATTACCTTCTTTAAATTTAAAAGAATCAGTATTACTTGCTGCTGTTATAGTACCTCCACTTGATGCTTCAACATTGATAGTTTTGAATATATTCTGTGAAGATCCAGTATCAGTATTTGTAATTGTTACTGCTGTAGAACCATTATAACTAGTGCCACTTAAACCAGTTCCAATAGTTAATGTTTCTAAATTACTACCTAATGTAATACCAGAAATTGTTGATGCAGCTAACTTAGAAACAGCTATTGCAGCAGATGCATTTATGTCAGCATTCAGGATAGTACCATCCAGAATCATCGCTGATGTAACTGTTCCTGTATCACCTGTGGTAATTAGGGTTCCGGTTGTTGCTGGCAAAGTCAGAGTTGTTGTCCCAGCAATCGCAGTGGGAGTCAGTGTGATATTTCCTGATGTAGATCCAGATAATCTGATATTACCAGCTACATGCAATTTTTCACCTGGACTCAACGTCCCAATACCTACATTGCTTCCGAAAGGATTCAGGCACAACATATTAGATGCCGCCCCACCACCACTAGTGGTAACTTGCAGATACGGACTATCACCAGTACCGATACCTGCATTTAACACCCACCCGCTACCGGATCTTGGTTGGATCGCAAAAGCAGCCTTCGTGTTGCTTTCTGCCAGTGTTGCAGCAGTGTTATCGGCCCCAACTATCACCAACTTTGCAACAGATGCTAGGCCGGATGGGTTAGAAGTGTTGATCCCAACATTGCCGCTGGAGTCGATACGCATTCGCTCGGACCCAGCGTTACTGAAAGCAAAAACACCAGACGTGTCGTTATTGTTAATGACGAATGTCCCGTTCTTGTATTTAACAATGTCTACGGTAGTTACCCCGTTCCCCGCTGAGTTGCTGGTAATTAGTCGTAAAATCGCACCAGCAGATGAGCCTGTGTCGGTGTTTTGAACGTCTAGGTAGCGGAGGGTGTTGCCAGCGGAGACGACGGTGCCAATGACCAAGTCACCCGCATCAGTCAGTCGCATTCTTTCGGCACCACCAACCTGACTGAATATCAGATCTGGGGTGGCTGAGTTTGAAGCACCAAGATAATACAAACCTGTGTCTGAACTATATCCAACTCCCAAGGCATATATTTCGCTGCTGGCTCTGAGATTGGTGCGTCCACCTTCAACATGGAATTTCACCGCTGGATTCGTCGTTCCAATACCCAATCTATTATTTCCACTATCCCATTTAAATTCAGAAACTGTTGATAAAACACCTTGTGTGCCATTTGAAAAAGGTATTTCTCCATTTCCAATGGCTGATGTTGTGTTATATCTAAATAAAGAAAATCCACCAGTAGAAGAACCATCATGAATATAAACTGTTTTGTCGGTAGTGTTGATGGTTAATTCACCAAGTTTACCAATTAAAGTATTAGCTGTTACTCTATTTTTTCTTAAAACTATATTACCCATGAATTTTCCTACTGATGGATTTTAATTTAAATTTTTGATTAAACGGTAGCTACAGCTACTTCATCTTCATCAACAAACTCTACGTTATCTAACCAAGGCTCTAAAGCACTAAGTTCGATTGGTGTTAGTTTCACACCATCCAGAAGATTGATATCAATCTTGTGATCAAACTTAAAGTCCACTTCTTCGTTTAGAAGACTTGTTAGATCTGAATAAAATTGTTGTTGATTTTGTTCTGTGATCTTTCTGGTTCCATCATCTTGATTTTCACCATACTTATCAAACAACTTCATTCTACAATCTTCGAAATACTTAATTTCGTCTGCAAATGCTTTTGCAATTCTGGTGAACCTATAAGAAACCTTGATTGGTAGCTCAACATTCAGTAGCTTGGCTACAACAGGTTCTGCGTTCTTAATTTGTGCAAGTGTTAATTTCATTATTTTTCCCTCTCATTTATTTAAACCATACTCTTTTAGACATATGGTTTCAAGTTTATTTTACTACAATTTTTCCAGTTGTTGAACCAGAAAAAACTACTGTACAAGTGTTACTATTATTTATAGTAACACTTGAAGGTGTTATTTGAACATTCGAAGCGTCGTAACATGCAACAATAATATCTGTTGTATTTAAATTATGCGTTACTGTTACTGTTGTTTGTGCTGTAATTGATACACTATATGTTCTATTTAGTGGAAAGCCACCAGCGGTTGAACCATCGTGGACAACAAGAACTTTTTTAGTAGTATCAACCGTAGTTTCACCTAAAGCACCAGTAAATGCTGAATGTTCTGTTGTTGTACCCCTTCGCTGTTTTACTGTTATACCAGCCATTATTTTTTACCTTTAAGTAAAGATGTTACGGTTTTACCTTTTTGCCAAAATTTACATGCCCAATATTTAGCTTTTGTTTTTGGTTTTGGTACGGAAGGATCATCACAACCATGTCTAGATCTAAAAGCTTTTCTGCGTTCTGGATTATCTCTTTTGATTGACATATTCGGATCACCGAATTCAACTTTTTTAATATTACCAGTTTGAGGATCTTTTACGTAAACTTTATACTTTTTACGATCACCCCTCATAGGTTTATTTAGTGGTGGATTTTTCTTCTTTTCTTCTTCTGTAATCTCTTCAGCTTCTTTTAATGTATTGAAAAATTCTTTTAGTGTTAACATGGTTATTTCTTCTTTTTATTATACATGTCCCATGCTTTAGCATAAAGAACTTCTGTTCCTTTTTTCTCACCATATTCTTTCTTGAATCTTGCTTTATTTGATTTAATCCAGGCTTCAATTTCTGGATCATTTGGGGATTTTTCCAGAATAACCGTGTCACATGTACATTCGTTAACAATTTTTCTAAATTCAGTAAATGACTTCATTTGAGTTCCTTCTTCAGATATTGATTTCGATTTCCATGTTCCACCTTTGGATTTATACCATTTAGCAGCCCAACCATTACTAAAGGCACTAGGATATATATCAAATTTTTGTTTAGCTAATGCTTTAGCTCTTGCCCATAATTTGGGATTATTTGGAATATTTTTTTCCTGTAAATATTCAACCTCTTCGGTTTTTACATTAATTGGTTTATTTCCTGTTCCCGGTCTATTGGTTTCTGGATCAAGTCTGCGTTTTCTTTTTGCGGCTTTGGCTCTATCTTCTTTACTCATAGAGACTGCTTTTTGTCTCGGAAGACATTTGGGTTTTCCTTCACCTTTTTCTCTTGCACAACTACCTTTTATTTCGCCATCGGTACCAATCCTAACCCAATTTCCCTTTGGATCTGTTTTACTAAACCACTTACGTAAATCTTCAGAAACCGAATCTAAGTTATATGTCATGTAATCATACACGGTTTGTATATAATCTTCAGCTAGATCAATCTTATTCTGAACCCAACCTTCTAAATCATCACTATCTGATATTTTATCCATTAAGGCAGATGATAATTTAGAAATTTTTTCTAATTGAGCTAAAATCATTCTACCTTCAGCTTCTTCTTTTAGCATAAGACTCCTTGATTATAACAAATATTTATATTCAACTAATATTTATAAATCAAAATTTGAAATCTGAAAATTTATTTTTAAATGAGAATTTAGATTTTTTCAATACATTTTCAACTTCTTCATCTTCTTCATGTCCCGAATCAATTAAAGTTTGTGTATCATTATCAATATCATATAATTTCATTCTTGATTTATCAATTCCAATAACAAACTTTTTATACATAGATGGATCAGCATAACGATTTTTTAATTGCTTTACCATTATCTGATTCATTTTTTCCAGTTCTTCACTACTAATCAAAGCAAACATTAAATCTGCGGTTGCAGGTAAACCAAATGATTCTGAAGTATCTTCTAAGCCTGGATCTGAATTTGAGTTGTGCGTCAATATATCATTTGCAAAAAAATAATGGTTTCCAGATACTTCTATGTCTATAGAATCCATCTCACCAACTTCACAAATTTCAACGATTTCATCGTATATCATTTTTTAATTTTCTACCTCGCTTGTATCCTGAAGGCTGAGAACCTTTTACGATTTATTTATATATCTTCTAGTCCCTAATCAGTAAAAAATCTCCAACACCCATTCCTGTTTTAAGTGACCTATCTCCGTTTTTGGTGGGAAAAATATGTTCTTCACTACACAATATACTTTTTCCTGATTTGGTCGTTACTTTATATAATTTCTTTTTTCTTTTTGGAAATACATAAGTAACAATATTATATTCTGTATTAGACAAGACTTTATCACCAACTTTAACATCTTCAATTGGTATCGCTTCACCATCGTTTATTATGATTTTTGTATCCAAAGACAAACAAAAACCCGATCTTGTGGTTTGTGTTGCACTAACAATAGGAATAGAAAATTCAACAGCTAAACCACGAATTTCTTCAGCAATTGATTTAATGTATGTATAACTATTTACATTTGAACCAACTTTCATTCTTGAACTTGTGCATATATTTAAATAATCAATGAAGATAATATCTGGAATAAAATTCTTTTTGATTTGTAGTTCATTGAGTAATGTTCTAAAATGATTTACGTTTGCTGATGCTGTTGGATATTCTTTAACAACTAACTTTCCACCAGTTCTAGTTTTAACAGCAGAAATTTTCTTAGAGAAATTATCAATTGATAATTTTCTCATTTCTGTGATGGGAACATTTAAAAGGTTTGAGTCAATTCTTTCAGCAATTCTTTCTTCTGACATTTCTAATGTGATATAAAGAACATTTTTCCCACCCATAAATGTTGATGATGCCATATCACACATAAACAAAGATTTTCCAACTCCGGTATTATGACTAGATATTCCGTTTGTATAATACCTATGATTTTTATGTTCAACATTAATATCAACAATCGGAATCATATTATTAGTTTTTTCAACTTTCCCATCAACATATTCCCCAGTAATATTTAAAAATTTTACTGATTGCATATTAACTAAATGGTTAGCAGGTAACCAACCATGTTGAGTTTCAAATAAATGATCTTGATTACATCTGATTATTCTGCCATCATTTGTTTGTAAAATATATTCTTCCCACAAACCTTTATCTATAAAATAATTTACTTTAACCCAATCATCCGGAGATGAAACTTCAACTTCATAACCATCTTCTAGTAATTCTTTAATTTCTGAAATATTTACTTCTTTTTCTGTCCATATCATTTTTTTCTTAAATCGTATCTTAACTTTTGTGTCTGGATGAACACACCCCGCTAAAATAACTGTTAATGTTTTTTCACTAACTCCACCAGAAGTAATTCTATTAAAATAGTCAAGACCAAAAGGAACTTTATTTTCTTTCCTGTGATAAAATTCATATCGTTCTTGATAATTGTCAATGTAATCATGACCGATATGATTATCAAATGATACAGCTAATGCATCACTAAGTAATTTAGGTAAAACACCAGTATCTAATTTTTGATCTTTACCTTCAATGATATTCACCGATTTAATGATTGCGTTATAAATTGCTTTGTCTTTACAGAATTTTTCTGTTGTATGAATTAAAAAATCTGTGTTTGTTTGTTCATTATCATCATTAATTTCAGTTAGTGTTTCTTTAATAGATTCAAAATCTTTTTCATTAATTTTTTTATCATTTGATATAATAATACCCAAGGCTTCTTTCGAAGGAGTATTATTATACTGATTAAAATAATCTCTCACATGAGAGAACATAATTCTCTCATGTGAGTTTGAAAAATATTCTTCATCAATAAACGGAAGAACCTTTCTCACATAATCATCGTTTTTAATCAGATTCTTTAGAATCACTTTCTCTGCTGTCATTATTATCTTTTAAATTACCTTCTTCAAGTTCCATTGATTTTTTCAATAAGTGTGCTAGCAAATCACTACAGTAATTACTAAATTCGTCACCATCTAACACTTCTTCAGAAATGTTACTTGAATCAACTACATCTATATTGAACGTAAGAATATCATCATTTACTTCTAGTTTATCATATTTGAACATAACATTCAAGTATTTTTCTTCTAAAATTTTAACAACAATATCATCTTTAATTTTTACATAATTAACATTAAATTCATTCGTCATCTTCATCTCCCTCATTAGTATCTTCTTGTGTTTCTGAATAATTTTTCTTTTTCAATCCATAATAAAATTCTTCTCTAGCGCAAACATCTAACTGATCCAGAATATCTTTAGTAAAATATTTTTCTGGATTTTTTAGAATAACACTCTCAAAAGCTTTTTGACCATTAATCTCATACTTATTAGAAATTTTAGTAAATAGTTTATATTTTTCTCCTAATTCTAAAAGACCATAATAAGGATTTAAACCAGTATCATAATTTAATTTTAGTTTTATTTGAGAATTTTCTTTAGTTAATCTTCCCTTTTTGTTAGTTACTGTTATAATGTTTCCTACAACATCGTTACCAGCTTTATCTTTTGCTTTTGAAAGAAATAATATTGAAGATGCGGCATACTTCAGACCAGAACCCCCCGACATTACTTTTGCAGCAAACATTTTACCTTGTTCATCATATGTATGATTTGTTACTATTAAAGGAACACCAGCACGTCCAAGTTTTAATGTAATAGTTCTAAATGTGGCTTTGAATAATGCTGCTCTGGTCATGTCTTTAGTTTCAGAACCAGAAGTTGAATCTTCCAGTTCTTTTGTTGTAGATAACATACCTAATGAATCTAAAACAAGTATTAAAGGTTGACGTTCAGCTTTTGATTGGGACAAATAACCTTCTAGAATTTTTAACATTTGTGTTCTGAATTCTTGAACTGTTGTTACTGGGAGGATGTAAAATTTATCTGTTTTAATGCCTCTTTCTTGAAGAATACTTTTAGAAAGTGCTGACTCTGTTTCAAAATAAAAAACAGCAGCATTAGCATTTTTTTCTAAATATGATTTACATATATCAAGTACAATATATGTTTTTCCGGTAGCTTCTTCACCAGCAATTGCTGTAATTTTATTATTAGGTAATCCTCCATAAATTGAACCTGATAAAATCGCATTCATCATATATGAACCAGTTGTTACATAACCAGTAACGTCTCCCGCTTCAATACCATCTGCTGCTAGTGATGCATATTTATTGTCTGTTAATTTAATTAACTCATCAAAATAATCGTCTTTTTGTTTAGTCATATTATCCGAATAATTCCTCTAATGTAATTCTTTTTTCAACTGACCAATTAATAGTATCTAGAATACTTTTTAGTGGTTCAATAAAACTTTTCTCAAATTGTTTATCATAATCAATATATTTGTGTAATCCTAATTCTTTTGGTAATTTTTTAATAAATGAAATTACTACATCTGGAGTTGGATTTTGTTTTTTAAGATAAATAAATTTAATTTTTTCTCCTTCGTTTATTAAAGGATACTTTGTAGTTAAATTGTTTTTATCTAAAAGGTTGTTAAATATTAATGCTCCTTTTACATGAATAGGTGTTTTTTTACCATAAATTGTATCTTTGTCATAATACTTTAAAAGTCCGTTTACGGATCTTGGAAATGATATTTGCTCTAACGGAAGATTATTGAACTTATTTCTAACTTCGTTGATGTAGTTTTGAACTGTTGTTTCATCAGTATTCATAATAAGTTCAACACACTTTTTCATTTCATTTCTACAAAATTTCGGGGTTGATGATTTAATAATCTCCACACCCATAATTTTTAGTTTTGCTTGTTCATGTTTTAAACCTTCTGTGTCAAGAACATTTAAAATATAACGTTTTTTTGCTTGCCAAATACCTTTATCGGCAATTACCTCACGTTTCATTTTAAGAATTTCTGCATTCATTCCATTTAAAAAATTATCAGAAATATCTTTAAATATCTTTTCAATTTCGGGTTCAATTACATCATTACAAAAATTATCAACATAATCCAGAATCACCTTTGGTTCTGTTTCTTTACTAAATTTTTTTTCAACCAATTTATCTAAAGATAAATAATTCGAGTCGGTATCTATGTAAATAACATATTCGTGATTTGCTGTTTCCACTAATTTATTCATGAATTTGTTCAGTTTATCACCAACATAACGAATAATAAATTGACCTGTTGTTGTAACGGCCATTGCATTTTCTAAATCAAAAAATCTAAAATATTCATTTCCCAATGCACCATAAAGTGAATTAAGCTGAATCTTCATCGTCTTTTGTTTTAGGTCGTATTTACTTTCGAGATTTTGTAATTCTAGTAGATTATCTACTTTGGGATTATCTTTTATTTTCTTTTTCGTATCTTTAGCAAGTTTTCTAAACTTAACTCTATCATTAAATAATTTTTCAACAAGTTCAGAATAAAAACTAACTTTATCTTTTCGATATGTTACTCCATTACACCCAATAGTGCAATCTTTATCATAATCATAACTATTTGTTTGTAATACAGAATCAATAATAAAGTTTCTTTTTTCGGTTGTTTTTGATTCAACACCAATATTTAAAAAGCGAATAATTGATGGATAAAGAGAGTTTACGTCAAAACTAACTACCCATTTATGAAAACCGACTTTTGGATTTTTTACATATGCTCCAACAAATTGTTCTTCCTTTAAAGAAGTTTTCTTTTGTGGAACAATTATATTTTTATTTTTTAGATAATTATAAATTATCGTGTCCCATGTTCTAACTTGTGATAATACATCAATGTAGTTAACATGACCGAAATAAGCAACGCTTAGTGTTAATTCAATTAATTTTAATTTAGCTTCTAACTTATCAACAAGATAAGTATCTTGAATATTATATTCAACAAATTTCTGATGATGATCTGTATAAAATTCACGAAAAGAACCATCAAACGGAATTTTGTTTTCGCCAAGTTCAGTTTCTGCAATAAAATCTAATGTGTAACTTTCACGTGGTTCAAGTACATTCTTCTTGTATATTTCATAATAATCTATGATTGATGTTCCATACAAATCATATGTTTTATTTGCTTTACCATTAAGAATAACTATTTTTTCTCGAATATTTTTCCAAAAAGAAAGTCTTTTGGCTGCACCTTCACCCAAAATTTTATTAATTCTTCCAACTAAATACGGAATATCAAAAAATCTAACGTTCCAACCAGTTATTACATCGGGTTGCATTTTATCTAAAAATGAAAGAAATTTTTCTAAAAGTTCACATTCATCATTACACTTTAGATAATTTTGAAATTTATTTTGTGGAGTGAAATCACCAAGTCCAAAGGTGAAAAAGAAAGGTGAATTAAATTGTTTTAATGTAATTAGGTTAACACGTTCCTGTGTTAATTCTACTTTAGGAAAACCATTTTCTGATTCTGTTTCAATATCTATTGTTAGGATTTTGATATACTTCATATCAAAATCAATATCGTTTGGATAATTATCACATATATAGGAAAAAACTGGATTTATGTCACCATAGATAGAAAAGTTAGAAACATCTTTATATTTCTCAATAAATTCTTTATAATCTTTGATATTGAGAAAATCTATTTTTTCTAAGTATTTATTATCTAATGACTTATAACCAGTTTTATTTTTTGATGGAACGAATAGTGATGGTTTATACTCTTCTTTAAATGAATAGGCACAACCATTATTCACTTCACGAGTATAAACCGTATTTCCAATACTACAAACATTGGTATAAAATTTCATAATTTTATTATATCACAATTAACGAAGTTTTGCAACTTTAAATTTTGATTTTAGAAGAAATATTATTAACTTTTGCTAACAATTCTGCTCCATAACCGGTGGTTAAATTTAAACCATTACCGCCAATTAACTGTGTTACCGCACGATTTGTTTCCGATTGATTGTCGAAATTTAATTTCTTTAAACCAGATTTAACAAAAGCAACAGCAACCATAGCTGAAATATTATTATCAACAACTAACAAACTAGGATCTTCAATAAGATTAAAACCAGTAAGATCACCAAATCTTTTATAATTATTTCTTCCTGTGATTTGAATATATCCTCTACCACGATAAGTCCAACCATCACCATCTTGTAGATTGCCCATTGATACTCCTACAGAATTTCCTTTACCATATACATATTCAGCAAAAGTTTTTGGAGTAGATTTAATCCTATTAAGTTGTTCATCCGTTAATCCTTTTACTCTAGATCCAAAGATAGAACGAATTCTATCATTAGATGTTTTTGAGTAATTGAGATTTTCTTCTTGTGGAACACATCCACATTCTTTATATGCATTTGCAATAATCGCTTTTTGTAAAAAAATATCTGTTACATCTAAAGCAACACAAGCATCTAAAATTGGCTGATACAGTTTTTTGTCTATCATACTTATGTCCACATACAATTTCTAGTCTTGATAATTCTCATTAACATCTCACTATCTTCATTGTATTGGTCTTCTTGATATTTATTTACATCATCCAAACATTTTGTTTGTTCATCAGTCAATTTTTTACCACTCAAGGGCCAATCTTTATTATTATCAAAGTGTTCATCATAACATGCAAGTTCGAGTGGATCTTTTCTATTAGGTCTTATATTTTTCCACCAATCATATAACTCAAAGATTTCTTTTGCTGCTTCTGCTTGTGAAAGAAATTCAACCTTATTGCTTTGTTCAATTTCCCAAGTTAAATAAGCTAGACCGTCTTCTGGTGATCTAAATCCACCAAACTTTCTTTTAAACCAAGGTAATTTTTTATATTTATTTTCATTGTACCAAGTATTCAACCAAGCCTTTTCTATTTCTACAAAATCAACAAGAATAGAAAACATTGAATGTAGAATAATTGTGTCTTTATCATAATATCTTGGCTTTAGTTTTGTATCTACAACATGATATCTACGGGTTGTTCTGTATATAATCGGATCAATTACACAATCAAAATAGTATTTTGAATCGTAAAGAATGTCGTCAATTTTTTCTTTAATCAACTCGTAGTAATTTGTCAAATTCTGTTTTAATGATTTCATTTTGTTGTTCCTCTGTGTATATCCCATTCCCAACTCTATGTGCATATGACCATTTACAAATGTTTCTGATCAAAGCATTTAATTTTTAGTTATCCATTGTTACTTCTGCACACAATACAAATGTGTGCAGAAGTTTTTCATATTTATTTATTTTTTGTTTATCAGTCATTAAAAATTTACTCTTAAACTTAATTGTAATTGTCTTGATGTCCCAAGCCCAACAGTTTTTTCATTTTAAACATTTACTTTCACACCAATAATAATCTTTTTATCAGCATCATAAATTTTACCAATAAAAGCGGAATTAGTTTGTGCAAATACAGATGTTGTAAATAAAAAAACACTTACAATTTTAATCATATTTTCCTTTGTTACTATTAAAAAACTAAATCGGCAATTCATAAGATCGCCGATTTTTTATCTTTACTTTTTAATTATTATAGTTATGATAGATTATCAATATAAGATTGAATAACAGATTTATTTTTTAAACCACTAAATCTGTAAATTTCTTCACCACAATGATTGATGAATACTGTTGTTGGTAAAGATTTTATTTTATATGTTACTGCTACATTTTCACCTTTTTCTGTATCAACATCTTCAAAAATAAATTCGTGACTTGGATTCGTAAGAATTAATTCTTCCATAATTGGTTGCAGTACTTTACATGATGCACACCATTCCGCTCCAAATTTTATAATTTTCATATTTTCCTTATGGGGAGGAATATTCCTCCCCATTTTTACTTTGTAATAATATTAAACTTCTTTGGCTTCTTGTGTTCTGGTAAATTTAATTCTAGATAAACTTCTAGAATACCATTTTCATATTTCACATCTGTTACTTCGATATATTCACCCAAATGGAAATTTTTTGTGAACATTCTCTCAGCAATACCTTTATGTACATAAGACATGGATTCAGGTAAATTTTTAGGTTCAATTTTACCTGTGATAATTAGTTCGTTGTCTTCCACAGACACACTAATATCATTCGATCCATAACCGGCAACCGCCAAAGTAAGAATATATTTTGTATTATCTTCGTTTTTTACTAGATTGTATGGTGGAAAAGTACCTGATAATTTTGCTTGTTCAACCCAAAAATCAGATAACAAATTGTGTGTAAATAGTGGTGGATTAGTAGTTCCACTATTTACGGAAATGCGTCTATATGTCATGTTTTTCTCCTAATAAGCGAGTGTTATTAAAGATCCCATAAGGCATCTTCTATAATATATAGTAACAAAAAAAGGGGCTTTTGTCAAGCCCCTTTTTATTTTTTAAAGTTGAAATTATGCGTCAGGGAAGTTAATGTCTTCTGCATCTCCAACCATATTACCACCCATAGCTACGAGTGTTTCGTATTGAACACGTCCCGCACGTCCACCTGTACCGACTGTTTTTTTAACCCAACCAACATGTAAACCTTTGCCATTTTCACTAACACCTAATACTGATGATGCTGTTGCTGCTCCAGATGTTAATGTTAGTTTCTGTGCATTATTACCCGTTCCACTTAAATTGATTAAACCTGTTTCACCACCAGCATTTGCATTATTCAGGGTATCATATAAACTAAAGCTGTTATCATTAACTTTATAAATGTAATATTGTGTGCTGTTTGTTAATCCACCCAAGGTTGTTCCACCACCATTCGTATAAGTTACTTCATCACCAGTAACAAATTTGTGTGAACTATAAGTAATAATATCTGTTGTTGTATTTACTGCTGAAGTTGCGATTGTTGCAAAAGGAGCAACTACTGTTACGGTAGGAGCTGAAGTATATGAAGAACCCACGTTTGAAACTGCAATTCCTGTAACAGCTCCACCAGAAATTGTTGCAGTTGCGGCAGCAGAAGAACCACCACCACCACTAAATGAAACCGCTGGTGTTTCCGTATATTTTGTTCCACCAGAAATAACAGCAACGGTTACTACATTATCAGAACCAGCAGCAATTTCTGTTCTATCAACACCGAATACATTTGGAATATCTGCTGTTGGAATATATGAAGGCTTTTCGTTGCCTGTTACGTTTCCTGAAATTGTAATTGTTGCAGTTGAACCTAGATAATTTCTATCTAATGTTAGAGCAGTATTACTTGTAATTTCATAAACTTTATATTCAACGCCAGAAATTACTAGATAATTTCCTGGTTCTAAACTTGTGGTAAATGTTGTACCAGTACCCGTTACCGCTGCACTACTATTAGTAACACCAATTGATGTTCCTGTGATTGTTTTTGAGTCTTTATTTCCCCAAATCATTGCTTCTCCTTATAGGGTTGAGATTTTTCAAGATATAAAAATATTTATATAATAAGAAAACTCAGGATTTCTTCTGAGTCTTTTCTATACTTTTTAAGTATTCTTCTACTACTTTTTTATCTTCTTCGTTTAAAACCCAATTATTTAGCCAATTTCTGGCGATAACATCTTTTATTTTTTCTTCTAAACTCATACACCAGTACTCCCAAAACCACCATTTCTATCTGTTTTAACAGTAGGTTTTTCTTGAATTTGTTGAAATTCGGTCTGAATATTTTTTACAATTTCAGCTTGACATAAACGATCACCATCACTAACCGTAAAAACAATACCACTTAAATTGATAATTGTGACAAAACAAGGATCTATATAATCAGAATCAATTACACCCTCTGCATTTACTAGAGTAATTCCATTTTTAATTGATAAACCAGATCTAGGATGTAAGCGAATAGAATATCCTTTTGGGATATCAAATATTAAATTGGTTGGAATTAATGCACGTTCTCCAGGTAAAACCTCGATATAATTTTTCGAATGTAAACCATCATTATTAACAAATTTCTTTTTTACATTGTTACTGGATTCATAAATCAGTACTTTTGTTTCTTTAATCAAAGAACAAAAAATATCAAAACATGCAGAATCTTCTGTTCCATATTTTGGTTCGTATGCATTTTCATCCACTTTATAATATTTTAAAATCACTTTAAACCCCTTAGATTAAAATATACAATACTACTATTTACACCCCATCCTATAAGTTTATCATACCATCTGGGTTTTGTTAATCTATTTATGTTTTGTGTTATGTTTTGTGCGTTATCCGTTATTTTTGTTGTATTATCAACAATAATAGGAAACTTTATATTAAAAGTTCTTGTGATTTCACTAACATCTTTTGTAACTTTCGGAAATTCTGTGTTAAAAGTTTTTGAAGTTTGTCTTACAGTATTTCTTGTGTCAATTAAAAGATCTGTTGTTAAATTTTGCCAACAGTAATCATTTATATTACAATCTGTTTGATTTTCGAATTTAGAAAATACTCTTTGTGTTCCTTGAGGAATGGTTCTATAATCTTTCGATAATAAAATCAATTCACTTTCTATATTCTTTATGGAACTGAAAGTATTTTTTTCAATAGAATTCATTTGTTTAAATAATTTATTTTCTATTGAATTAATTCTACTATCTAATTTATTCGTTGTATTATCTAAATAACCAAATGTATCTGATCTAAGATTTGTTATTTCGTTGGTTAATTTTTGTGAATTTTCTTTTACTGTATTATCAATACTATTCATTGTAACAATAAAAGTTTTTGTTAAATCTAGAATACATGTTGTTAATGTTATAAAAAAAACAATGATAGAAATATCTTTTGCTATGCTAAAATATTTTCTTTGTTTATCGGAAGTTGCATATTTTTCCATAAAACACCATCTTTAAAAACTAATAAAATTGGACTATTTCTTATTGTATACTTATACACAATGTCTATATTTTCTTCAATGTCAACAAATTCAACACTAACATTATCAGTTTTTAAAGTACTAACTAAATTAAATAGTGTATTTGATAATATTGAATATTTTGTTCCACAGACTATTAAATGATAAGACATAACAATCTCTTATTTGGGTGGAATTAAGGGAATAAAATTCGGATTAACCCTGACTTTAGGTTTATCATAATAATTATCTAACTCTCCAATCTTGTGCTTAATATCACCAGAAAATTTATTTATTGGAAAAGTAGACTGTTCAGTATCAGTAGTAGCTTCATTTTTTTCTTGATGATTTAAATATAATAGCAAAATTATATTGTGAATCGACTTGAAAAGATCTTTCTGGTTCTTACCTTCTTTCTTACCATATCTTGCAAGGTATTCAATAGCATTGGCAATAAAAGATCCTTCTCCATGACCAATTGCCATGATGAGGTCATTCACTTGAATGTTGTCACCTGAATTGTAGTGTTGTGAATATGTTGATTCAATATATTCTTCAATTTGTTTTAAAATTTGTTTTTCATTATATTTCATATTAAACTCCCCAAAGATTATTTGAATCTTCTTCTGATTCTTCTCCACAAATCATAAATGATACTTTGCATTGAGCGAACATATCTAACACCCTCTTTTTATGTTCGTAATAAATTGAATCTTTATGTGAAAACGCACCTACATTTTTATTTGATAAAATCACCTTATTGATTCCAGAATTCACTATTGCTCTTGCACAATCTACACACGGGAAATGAGATACATACATATAACAATTAGATATACTTGTACCAATTCTTGCTGCATTATATATAGCATTCCTCTCAGCATGTTCCATCCAATAATATTTTTCAGGTTTCTCAAACTTAGATTTGTCATTATCATTAAAACCTCTAGGTGGTCCATTATAACCAGTTGATCTAATTTCATGATTAGGACCAACAATAATTGCACTAGTCTTTGTGGTGTCTTTAGACTTTAAAGACACCACATCTAACATATTTATGAAATATTCATCCCAAGTCATATTACATTACCGGAATTGTGACGAAATAATTTTTATCCAAATTAAACTTCAATCCAAATCCAGCTAAACCAACTCTTGGTGAACTAATCTTGATGGTTCCACTTTTTCCGGTTGTAATAGGAAAGGTAGAACCTAGAGTTAAAGAAACTTGTCCTTTCGCTGGTAAAATATTTTTCTGTGTATGAAATAACGAACCCATATTATTGTAGAATGTATAAGTTACCTCTTGCTCATAATTAAGGAAGTTAACTAATGCAATTCCTGTAGAATTACGACCAGTGTTATCGAATGACATATACATAACATCTTTATTTGGAATAGTTGCTGGAATTGTTGCTTCAAAAGCAGAATGGGAATATGTTGCTTGTGCAACAACACCAGAACCATATACAGTTTTAACATCTAACGAACCAGTTCTTAAACCAAGATTATCAGATAAAATTACATCACTATTTCCAAAACCAGGAATTGCAACAGAAAATTCATTTGTATATAAATTATTTGCTGAAAACGCAACATTATTTCCACTTGGATCATAGAATTTCAAAGTAACCAAAGAAACATTTGGTGAAGTATTTGTTAGTTTGACTATAGTTTTCCAACCAGAACCAGAAGCAATATGTGGGATTGTTGGATCGGTTGAAACATTAAATGTTCTTGAATCAATAACTGTTAGATTAATACCAACAGAAACAGATACAGATGGTGAATTTTGTACAAATGTCACCGGAATAATATAAGAACCTACAGTTAGATTAGAATTAACAATAGACATTCTAATTGAAGTAGTTGTTCCCGGTGGAATAAATCCCTGAACAGGCCATACTAGAACAGCAGGATTGTTATTGGGCACAATAATATTAAATGCGAAAGGCAATAAATTAGAAGAAATAAAAACTTCTGGTGTATTAACGATATTGTCTTTCGCTAAATCAAATGTCACATTTACAACAGAAGGTGATACCGTTGGGAAATTCCCAATCTGTGCAAAACAAGATACAGCAAATAAAATAAGTGAAATAAATTTCATGATTTTCCTTTTAAATTAATTATAATATATTATATATGTTGGTTTCTTTCCACGCATTCTTTTAATCATATCAAGAGTACCCCTTAATCTTTTATATGAAAGAATTTCATTAATTTGGTGAATGGCATGTAATGCTTCATGTGTTGTTTTGTTCCGTAATAATCTGCAATCAGATTACACATTCTGTCTGCACCAACAGGATTCAACGAATGCACCATACAAACTTGTGTGGGCCATTTGTTGTTTTCATGCATCCACAGAACCACATCATAACCAGTTTTGTTTGGTGAAACCCAGTCTGGATCGTTATTTGTTGTATAATGATCCTCCGCTAAATCGTGGTCTAACCAAGCCTCTTGTATTTCATTTTCCTGCAAGATTGCAATCGCTTCATCGTAATTCTTGGCGATTTTCCAATTACCGATAAATGGACAAGGGCGAACATCGTCCAACCAAAGTTTATATTTCATTCATTATCTCCTAAACCAAGAAAGAGTTTTAGATCCTGTAAATCTAAACAGTTATAGATATTTACTCCTGAATTCATTAGAAATTTACCATTTGGATGATTATTCAAGATTATCTCTTCGTCTGAGAATACCTCATAATCTTCATTATCGTCAGCAAAAGTCCAATATCTCATATTTCAGAAGTCCACATATCATTATCTATTTTAGAATGGAGCCACGAGTCAGAATTGAACTGACAACCAGTTGATTACAAATCAACTGCTCTACCAATTGAGCTATCGTGGCATACTTATTTATCAATTTTTACACACACAACAAATAACTTTATCTTCTTCGAAAATTATTTTAGTGAAATCTTTCTTATTATTTGTATTAATTGATTTAATTTGATCTGGAGTTCCTGTCTATACTATTTCTTTTTCTTTTACAGAAACAATCACATAGACACTTTTTAATACAAGGGCATTTGTCTACACAACACTTATGTGGTTTACAAAAATTTGTATTTTGTTGCTGATTAGAAAAAACCAAAACACTTGACATGAATAGAGTAATCATGAATACAGTAATAATGATTTTCATACTATTGACGCTCTCTAATGATAACTTTACCTTCAATCACACCGAATGCGGAATTTTCTTTAAATGATAAGACATAACAATCTCTTATTAAAGTGCAATTGTCAATTGACTCATTCGGACGACGATGATGTTGAAGAATCCAAAAGGATTTTTCTTTCCGCACGACATTCTCCAATTTCATTCCTGAATCAAGAACAATAGTTGTTTCTTGACCCCAATAACGAGCTGTTTGTTGCTCACTACAAGAAGTGAACATCAAACACATAACAATAATACAAAACACAAAATTCTTCATAATATTCTCCTTAAACTTGTTTGGGGGTGTTTTAGGTCGCTAAAATATTCTTACATGGTTCTGACCAGTTCACCAAAGCCACATCTTGTTGATTCGGTTTGAATCAGATCTTTATATTTCTATTATATCACATCATTATTCTTTTGTCAACAATAATTAACCATTATAAATGAAAGTGACTACATTATTTTCAACAGAAAGATTTACTCTTGCTGGAACATAATCTGCTGTTAGCATATATTGTTTATTATCTACAGAAGTAATTCTATATAGAATGTCATATAAATTTAAATAGTCTTTTGCTTCTGTTAAAGTTTTTCCTATTAAATGATTATGCATGTTTATACCTCAAAAAAGAAATTTGGTCCCCCCGCTCAGACTCGAACTGAGAACGTGCCCTTATCAGGAGCCACAGAGTGCTGGTTTATAAATCCAGTGTTTTGCCAATTAAACTACGGGGGTATGATATTCTGGCACCTCCGCTCAGACTCGAACTGAGAACTACGGTTTTGGAGACCGCTATGTTACCGTTACACCACAGAGATGAAATTATTTATATGAAGAAGAACGATAGCATCGAACTATTAACCTAATAGGTTACCACAGTTTTCAAGACTGATTAAGGAGCTAACCTCGACATTCTCCGCATTTTATATAGAACAAGAATTTTGGTCGGAACGTCCGGATTCGAACCGGAGATCTTCTGCTCCCAAGGCAGATGGAATAAACCAGACTTTCCTACGTTCCGAAATTTATTTTAATATTTGGAGCGAATGGTGGGAAACGAACCCACTTCTCCGGTTTGGAAGACCAGGGCACAACCAATATACCACATTCGCAAAATTTTATATATTTATTATACTACGTAATATTTTACTTGTCAAGTATTAAATTCGTATTGTCCACCATCATAAATTTTTAAATAAAAATTAAGGCCTGTGTCAATACACACATTTTTCGAATTATCATTTTTAAATCTGTAAATAATATCATAACTATGTCCTACTACCTGATTTAAATTAATAATTGGTTTAAAACTACTCCAATCTAGCCATGTAACACCACCATATGGTTGATAACCACCCCTTTCAAGTCCAGCACCAAGTAATTCATGTTGAATTCTAAACATCAAATCCAACACTTCTTGTTCTTTTGCATCGAACCATAGAGCAGGATTTTTTTTAAAGCTTTTATCTAAAAAATAAGGATGAATTCCTGCATGAGAAAATAAAGTGTTTTCTCCTGCAATTATATCGAACTTCCACAACTTCATTTTCTCTCTAAAGGATGATCCTAAATTTTCATTAATGATTTTATTCTTTTTTAAAGTATATCCTGAACACCTATAACCACGTAACCTTGAAATATATTGAACATCGTGATTACCAATTAAAAAAGTAAACTTTGAGTCGTTAACGTGCGAATTCAAAAATTCGCACGTTTCTTTTGTTTTACTATTATATTCATGTGAATCAAAATAATCACCTAAAAAGATAATTTGATCTGCTTTTTGTACATCTTCTCGGTCAAGAATTTTGTTCACTCTTTTTATGTTTTGATGAACATCTGGAATTACAATTTTATATGACATTATTACCTTCCACAACCAACATACCTTGTTTCAGGTTTTGGTAAATTTTTAAATGTGGGTTTAGCTGAATTTTTAATACTAGGTAAATTCATGTGATCTTGCCAATGTGTTGTTATTGTAGTGAATTCATTGGGTGAAACATTCACAATAACCTCAGCTAAATTACTTGCAAAAATTTTGTTAATTTCTAAAACAAGAAAGTTTGCGATTTCTTCACAAGAACCCTTCCAGTACATTCCATCTTCACTAGAACCAAGTCTATTGGAAATATTATAAATTTCATTTGGATTAAAATTGATTGAATTATATGTTGATATTTCAACACTATAATTAGTGCCTTCCTGATCCTTAGCTCCACATTTTCCATCAGGGGCAACTCCCGCAAGATTTATATATCCAGTAATCGAATAGGTGAACACTTCTTCTACGTTTGCAACTTCAAGGTTATCAAGAATTGAATTGTTCTTTGAAACTTCTAAAGTTTCAATAATATTTTCTTTTACGATAACTTCATTTACTTTTTTCATAATTTAGTATTTAGCTGTCTTGACTTTTTTGGATTTAATAGAACGCATGTCAAAAAAATCTATACATTTTTTATCAAACACATGTTGAGAAATAACATCACTTAACAACAATTCAACCTTTTTACCAAATGCCTCTAGTGAGACTTTTTCGTTTATTTTTGTTGTTTTAAAGTTAAAACTATCATCTATTGTAATTGAGTCAATATAATATATTAATTTATTTGTAGTAAACAGAAACAATAAATTTTTTAAAAATTTTTCATCACAAATTTCATAAGTAAAATTATAATTTCTGTTTGTCGCTTCTATAATTGAAGAATAAAACTGCACTACATAAGATTCTAAATGGTCAAGTATTTTGTTGTCAACAATAAAACCTTGAGGATCTAGATTATTAAGACTAACATTAATTTTATATTCAACATAACTTATATCATGTTTATTATTATTCTCATCATAAATGAGCATAAATTCTTTTAGTATGTCACGTTGAGCGTTATATCGAATGTATTTTGTAATATCAAAAGAAACTTTTCTAGTAGTTTGAAACTGTGCTTCATTACCAATTCTATTTAACGATTTTTTGTTACTAGATACAAATTGAAGTGGTTTGTTTTGTGTGTTGCTGATAATTTCATCAAGAAGATTAGTTGTCGCGTTACTCATAATTTAAGTATACCCAATTTTCTAATTGTTGTCAAGTGTTTAATTAAATAAAAATTCTGTCCAATCTGGATTGTTTAATCCTTTATTCCTGATAATTGTTGTGTGTGTATGAATTGAGATTTTCGAAGGTTTTGATAAAAGTTTCATCCCAACTTCTTCGGGTCTTTTATCGGCTTTTCTTAAATTGCATGATTTGCAAGCAGAAACAAGATTTTCCCATTTATCAGACCCCCCTTTTGATTTCGGTATAATATGATCAACCGTTAAGGATTTTTCTGATAACACCACAGAACAATATTGACATGTGTATTTATCACGAACACAAATATTCTTTTTAGAAAGTCTATACGTTCTCTTTGGAAAAGAATGAAAGTTTATTAATCTGATTACAGTAGGTAATACTATTTCATTCGAAACAGACTTCCAAACTTTATCAGAATATTTTTCAATTTGTGCTACCCCTCTGAAAATAAGCTTTATCGCTTTTTGTATAGTAGTAGTTTGGATTGGTAGGTATTGAGAATTTAATACAAGAACAGACATATTTTTAGTTTTACTTATCCATATTAATCATTATATCACCCGGAATCCATATTGTCAAGATCCAACTGTTTAAGATTATCATAAAAAATTCTTTGTCAACTGCATTTTTTTCTTGACAGATTGTTTTTTTTGTGCTATAATAAAACTGTCGTTGACAGAATAGTATTATTACTAGTATATATACTAGTACATTACATAACCCATAAAAAGACTTGACAAATAGAAAATACTGTTATACACTTTGAATAGGATGTGAAAATGAATATTTTAGTGAAAGAACAATTAAGCAAACTACTTGCTTCAGAAAACCTTAATATCGAACATGCTAATGTTCAAACAGCTAGTTTCAATGTTCAGACAAGAACTTTGACTTTACCAACATGGTCTGAAGAGGTATCTAATGATCTTTATGATCTTTTGATTTCTCATGAGGTTGGACATGCACTTTATACTCCAACAGAAAAACTTATGGATAGTTTTTCTGAAACAGCATATCCTAATATTAAACATTTTATTAATGTTGTAGAGGATTCACGAATCGAAAGAATGATTAAGGATAAGTTTCCTGGTCTAAAGAAAAATTATTATATTGGATATAGAGAACTGGTTAAAAAAGATTTCTTTAATTTATCAAATCTGGAAATTGATAATCTACCTCTTATTGATAGACTTAATTTAAATGAAAAGATTGGTAATTTTACACCAATCAACTTTTCTGAAAGTGAGAAGAAATTTGTTAAGTTGATTCAATCAACAAAATCATACGATGATGTTGTTGTTTTGTCTAAAATTTTATATGCTTATGCTAAAGAAGAATTTGAAAAACAAAACGAATTAAATGAGGATATTGAGGATATTAATGAAGGTTATTCTGAAGATTCAATCCAAGGAAAAAATCTGACAGATGGTGGAGAAAATAACACAGAAGATACAACGCAAGATACAACGCAAGATACATTAGAGCATAATCAAAATGTTAATCAATCTGGATCTTCAGAAAATTTCTCTAGTCATGAATATATTCCACAGGCTAAAACACAAGAAAATTTTGAAAAGAACATTAATAAATTAAATACTAATAATAAAGTAAAAAGTGTTTATCTTCAGTTTCCAGAAATTAATTACAAAGATTACATTATTCCGATTGAAGATACCATGAGTTATGTTAAATCTTATTCGAACAATCCTGTTTACCTAAAAGGTATTAGAAAGAACAACAAAAAGTCAGTAGATTACATGATCAAACTTTTTGAAATGAAAAAGTCTGCACATATCTACGTCAGAAACAAAATTAGTAAAACTGGTATTATTGATACTAATAAAATTCATTCATATAATTACAATGAAGATATTTTCAAAAGAATTACTACTTCACCGGAAGGTAAAAATCATGGATTAATTTTGTTACTTGATTGGTCTGGATCTATGCATAACAAAATTGAAAAGTGTTATGAACAAGTAATGTCTGTTATTTCATTTTGCAAAAAAATGAATATCCCATTTAGATTGTTGATTTTTGGTTGTATTCTTTCTGATCCAAATGTATTTTATGGAGAAAAATACTTAACACATTTAAAACAACTTAACCTGAAAAATTTTGAATTATATTCGTCTGAAAAAGAGTATGCTCTTTATGAAATACTTAATTCCAACATGAGTAAAAGTAATTTTGAGCAAGTAGCAAATATATTTGCAACAATGATTAAACTCCGTACACATACACACTTTAAAATGAATGGAACTCCATTAATTGAAGCGTGTCATGTAATTGACAATTATATTCCAGATTTTAAATTAAATAATAAAATTGAAATTTGTAATATTGTTGTAATTACTGATGGTGTGTGTAATAGTATTGGTAGCTATTATTATAACAATAAGAATAAACCATACACCATATATCAACACATCTTTGAGGATTCAGATAATTACGTAAGAGACACAACAAATAAAAAATTATATAAGTTTACTGATACTAGAGTTTCTCTTTTGTCTGCTAAATTACAAGCAATTAAAGATAAACACAAATGTAATATTATAGGATTTTTTATCGGTGAAGGTTATTTTACAACAGAAATAATTAATCTGTATGTTAATGATATTATTTGGAGAGATAATTATAAAAAATCAATGAAAAAAAATAAATCAGTTACATTAAATGGTGTTGGTGGTTTTGATGAATATCATTTAATAGCATATGAAAATATTTCTCAAAATGTTAAACTTGATGTTAAGAACAATACAACAAGAAGCTTAACAAGCGCATTTAATAAGTTTCTTGGTAGGAAAAGCTTGCATAAAGTAGTTTTAAACAAGTTCGTTGAGAAAATTTCTAAGCAGGTTTCTTGACTTGCTTAGAAAAATATGATATAATAATAAAGAGGATATATTATGGAAAATACAACTTTGAATTTAGCCACAACAGCTATTACTGCACTTATCCCTCAAAAGGATAAAAACTTCGTACCATTCGGACCTTATCGTGACATTAAGAAGATTATTAATTCGGATATCTTTTATCCAATTTTTATCACAGGTCTTTCTGGTAATGGTAAGACTGTTATGATTCATCAGGCTTGTGCTGAAGTGAAAAAAGAACTCATTCGTATTAATATCACGATTGAAACAGATGAAGATGATCTTCTTGGGGGTTTTCGTCTAGTTAATGGTGAAACTGTTTGGCAAGATGGTCCTGTTATCTCTGCTATGAGAAGGGGGGCAAAACTATTACTTGATGAAGTAGATCTTGGATCAAATAAATTACTTTGTCTACAGCCAGTTTTAGAAGGCAAGGGTATCTTTCTAAAGAAAATTAATCAATATGTTATTCCAGCACCAGGATTCAATATTTTTGCAACAGCAAATACAAAAGGTAAGGGTTCAGATGATGGAAGATTTATTGGTACGAATATTCTAAACGAAGCCTTTCTTGAGCGTTTTGCTGTTACATTTGAACACAATTATCCTTCTGCTACAGTTGAAACTAAGATTCTAGAAAAAACATTTGTAGCATTGAATACAATTCCACCAAAGGATTTTGTTAAGAATCTTGTTAGTTGGGCTGAGGTTATTCGTAGATCTTTTGATGATGATGCTGTTGACGAAGTAATTTCTACTAGGAGACTATTGCATATTGCGAATGCATATGCTATATTTAATGATAAGATGAAAGCAATTAATCTTTGTATTAATAGATTTGATGCGGAAACAAAATCTGCTTTTCTTGAACTATATTCAAAGGTTGACGAAACTTTCGTATATGATGGAGAAAGTGTATTTAAAAATGATGAGGTAAATGATGATTATTTCTAAAGAAACCATGGATATTCTGTATAATTTTTCTACGATTAATCAGAATATCTATATTAAACCCGGAAACGTACTTAAAACAAAAAATGTTCTTAAAACAGTATTTGCTGAAGCTGAAATTAAAGATGTATTCACTAAGGAGTTTGCGATTCATAATCTAAAGCAACTTCTTAGTGTAATCAGTACGTTTCATAGCAGTGGAACAAATGGTTGTGATATTACATTTCAAGAAGATAAGATGTTGATCACATCTGCTGGAAAGTATGCTGTTGAATATCCTTATGCCGATCCCGAAACAGTTGAATCAGTAGATAAAAATCTACATATTGTTAATCCAATTCTTAATTTCAGTATTGACGAAGAAGATATTACAAAGATTAGTACACTTGGAAGTATTTTCGGTTTGAATATGTTGACTATTGAAGGTAATACTTCAACCAACCAAACAACCGTATACTACAGAGATATTAAAACAAACCTAACACCCAGAGGAAGTCTTGATCTTTTTATTAAACCACCATTTAATTATAAGGTCAATATTCCTCCTGAAAATTGGAAGATGATCAGGGGTGGTTATAATATAACAGTATCAAAAAATCCTGTTCCTATGTGCAAACTTGATCACAAAACACTACCAATTAAGTATTGTATTGGGTTGCATCACACAAGTGAATTTAATGATTAACTATTTGGGGGAGAAATCTCCCCCAAATAATTTGGAGAATATATTATGCGTAATGAAATTTTATGGACAGAAATCTATAGACCGAATAAAATTAATGATTGTATTTTATCAAAAGAAAATAAACAACTTTTTCAGAATATAGTTAAAACTGGTAAAATTCCAAACATCATTTTATCTGGTGGTCCTGGTTGCGGTAAAACAACAGTAGCAAAAGCTTTATGTGAAGAACTTCAGTACGACTACATCTTTATTAATGCGTCATTAAATGGTAATATTGACACATTAAGAACTGATATTCTGAATTTTGCAAGTTCTCTTAGCTTAGAATCAAGTAGAAAAGTTGTTATTCTTGACGAAGCAGACAATTTAACAAACGCAACTCAACTAGCACTAAGAGCATTTATTGAAGAGTTCAGTAACAATACAAGTTTTATTTTCACATGTAATCACAAAAATAAAATTATTGAAGCACTTCATTCTCGTTCTAGTGTAATTGACTTTAGAATTCCGCAATCAGAAAAACCCTTGATTGCGAAGTCTTTCCACGAAAGACTGAAGATGATTCTTAACAATCATAATATTCAATATGATGAAAAAATCTTAGCTCAATTAATCCTAAAGTATTTTCCTGATTTTAGACGAATTATTAATGAGTTACAAATTAATTCTAATGATAGTCTTTCTATTAATATTCTTTCGGATGTTAATATTGAGATTAATGAATTAATTAAAATTATTAAAGATAAAGATTTTACATCATTAAGAAAATGGGTTGCATTAAATGTGTATAATGATCAAACCAGAATTTTCCGATTAATTTATGATAATCTAACACCAAAACTTACAAATGAAAGTATTCCGGTTCTTATTCTAATTTTGGCTGAATATCAATATAAAGCAGCATTTGTTGCAGATCAAGAAATTAATATGACTGCATGTTTAGCTCAAATTATGGGAGAATGTATATTTAAGTAATGCCAGAACTAAAAGATTATCTTAATAGTATAAATACCACAAAGATTTCTGTTATAAATGAAGATGAAGATGAGAAATCTTATCCAAATTTTATAGTTAACCGTTGTCTTAGTTATTTTCCAGACACAGTTTATTATGCGAATTTAATTAATAAGTATAATTATTTGTTGGATAAAAAGCTTCAATATGACTTTTATATATATTCTATACGGAAAAGAAAAAGATTTTCTCCTTGGATTAAAAATGAGATAAATGAAAATCTTGAAGCCGTGAAAGAATTCTATGGATATAGTAATACTAAAGCTTATGAAGCAATCAAAATTCTGAGTGATAAAGACCTGGAATATATAAAGAAAAAATTATACAAAGGTGGAGTTGAAAAGTAACTATATTTCAAGAATAAAAAATGATTTAAAGGTAATTTATGGATATTCTAAAAACATTAGTAGAAGTAGATATTGGAGAAAACACAGACAACTTTTTAAAGATTAAAGAAACTTTATCTAGAATTGGTGTTGCCTCAAGAAAAGATAAGAAACTATACCAAAGTTGTCATATCTTACACAAAAGAGGAAAATATTATATTGTTCATTTTAAAGAACTATTTCTCTTAGATGGTAAGGATTCTGATTATAGTGAAAATGACGTGATGCGAAGAAACACTATAATTAATTTACTACAGGAATGGCAGTTACTAACTGTAGTAGATACAAATTTCAAAAACTTTCAAAAGGCACCAATCTCACAAATTAAGATTATTTCTCACAAGGAAAAGGGAGATTGGGAATTAGTTACTAAGTATAATATCGGTAAGTATAGAAGACAAGATACAGTAATTACAGAATAGGGGGCTTGACATACCCTTTTATTTTTGATATAATATAATTATGGATATGGTTATGGAAAATAATGAACAAGAACTTTTTGAATTGAACACAACACAAGTAGAAAACTTACATAAAAGCATTAAACAGAGAAAGAATTTCTTTTGTTCTAATATAGAACAGTTGGTCAAAGAACAAAAACTCTCTTATATAGAATCAGTAATTTATTATTGTAATTTACATGATTTACCTGTTGAGTATGTTCCCCAACTAATCAATGATAACATTAGAGATAATTTGTATCTTGAGGGAATGAACTTAAATCTTTTGAAAAAAGTTAATCAAGTTTTTCTATGACAGGATTTGAAGTTTATATAAAGTATGTTTCAATTAAATCTCATTTTACAGGAAAATACGATTATTTCAAATATAATAAAAAACTGAATGTTAAATTTGAAACATACAATAAACGAAAAGACAAATTCTTTTTTGAAAAGTTAGGAAAAAAATTCAACACACCAGAACAAGTTGAAAACTTCTTTTGTTCTAACATGATTTACAATCCTAACTTATGGGTTGGTGATTATTTCGATGATAGTTGTGAAGATACATACTTAGAATGGTTAAAAAAACAACAATCATTTGAATATATTTTGAATAATGAATGTAAAGTATTATCAGAAATTATAGACTTGTTTGCCGTTAAAAATAAACAATTTCCTAAGTTGCTGGTAATGGTTTTACAAAACGAAATTAATTTAGAAACATTAATTATTCTCGATAAAAAATATAACTTCATAAATCAATGGGATAATATATTTACTGATGTTATATGGAAGGAATTTTCTAACAGAATTAAAAAGTACACACCTTTCTTGAAATACAATGATAAATATTTACAAATTATTGATAATCATTTCAAGGAAAACTGATGTCACCAGAACAAATTTTTTCGTTACAGAAAGCGATAATTGATTTATATCGAGAAAATGTACAGTTACATATGCTTTTAGAAGATGTTTTTTTGGGTGAGGAAGAATATTTACAAGAAATTACTAATCTTTCTGTAGAAAATGATACATTGAAAGAACAGATGTTAGAACTTTTCAGAGAAAATTCTGATTTAAGATCTAATAATTAGTAGACATAATAATAAAAATATGTTATTATGATATAAGTGGACAAGTAATATACAAGGATACAAGGATACAATATATGGATTTTTCAAAATTAAAAGCAAATAGAAATACGACTATTAGTTCTCTTCTAACAGAACTAGATAAAACAGCACAAAAGAATTATGATGATGATCGTTTCTGGAAGCCTGAACAAGATAAGTCAGGTAATGGTTATGCAGTAATTAGATTTCTACCAGCAGGACCAAAGGATGAATTGCCTTGGGTTCGTTTGTGGAGTCATGGATTTCAGGGACCATCAGGAAAGTGGTATATTCAAAATTCACTAACCACACTAAATCAACCAGATCCCCTAACAGATTTAAATAGTAAGCTTTGGTCAACAGGTACAAAGGAAAATCAGGATCTTGTTCGTAGTCGTAAGCGTAAGCTAAATTATATCAGCAACATTCTTGTTGTAAGCGATCCTAAGCATCCAGAGAACGAAGGAAAGATTTTCTTATTTAAGTATGGTAAGAAGATTTTCGATAAGATTAATGAAGTAATGAATCCGCAATTTGCTGATGAGAAGGCAGTCAATCCATTTGATTTCTGGGAAGGCGCAAATTTTAAACTAAAGATTCGTAAGTTTGAAGGATATCCTAATTACGATAAGTCAGAATTTGAACCACCTACACCATTACTTGGTGGCGATGATAAGAAACTAGAAGCATTATGGAACAAGCAACATCATCTAGGTGAATTTCTGGAACCAAAGAACTTCAAGACTTATGAAGAACTTCAAAAGATTCTTGATTCTGTTTTGGGAACACCAACAGAAGCTCCTAAGTCACAAATTTCAAAACCTAAGTTTGTTGCTGAGGATGGTGGTGATGATGCACCTTGGGATAACTCAGAAACTACGGAAGATTCCGATCTTAGTTATTTCCAAAAACTAGCAGAAGGCTAGATAAAAAAGGGGAGCTAAATGCTCCCTTTTTTTATGGTTGTGTATTTGTTTTATCTTTAAATCCCGATGAATTCCGTCCTGAAGAGTTTATATTGGTTATATTTGTTTCAGTTCCACCCTTTGTTGATTGTGGCGCATTTATAACAACTGGGGTATTTGTTGATTGCGTTTGTTTTGGTGGATTTAATTCTGGTGTTACTATAGTTTCTTCAGCTTCCAACATACCACCCCAATGCCAACGTACAGGTTTTCCTGACCGCGCGGCGGCCATTAATTCAAATTCTTCTTCTGTTATAGGAATACCACCAAATTCTCCAGAAGCTGCATATATACCAGCATTTTTGGTTTTTCTATAAAAAATATCTTTTAAATCCTGATTCAACCACATAGCACCAGCCGCTAATGCAGTTAACCCTGGAACAGCGCCAAAGGAAAATGCAGTTGGTATACCATATTTAAGTATTAATCCTTTACCAGCCATACTACCAGAACTTGTTGCGTCTTCAAGATGACTATCTATTTTATTTGATGTTTTTTCAATCTGACCAATCTCTGATGCAAGGTATTTTTTATATTCATCTATTGTTTCTGAGGGTTTTAATAAAATATTTTTATTATATCCATTAGCTTCTTTTTTATAAAATAAATAGGGATTTTGATTGACTAAAGATTCAAAATTACCCATTCTACTTTTTTTAGCTAATTCAAAAAATGCTTCCTTATCACCTTTAACTGATAAAGATGCTAAATCTTCATCAGTTAATTGTTTTCCACCAGGAGCAGATTGAGCATAAGCCCTTTTTAATACATTATATGTAGAATCTCGTTCTCCTTTTTCTGCTGATTTAATTATAGGAACAACATTACCAGTACCAAAACCAGCAAATTTCATTTCGAAAGGTGAAACTTCTCTACCTAATAATCTTTTCATTGTACCCATAATATCTTTATTAAACGCAATAAAAAATACATCTTGAATGTCTGGATCTAAATTCGCAATATATTTTGACCTTTCTTCTTTAGTTTCTAACTTAGAATATTCTTTTTGTATTTTATCAATATGATCTTTTTTTAATTCAGGTTTTCCTAAACCTTTGGCAGATAAATTTACATCTTGTAAGAACTCACCTTGTTTTAGTTTACTGATTAAATGACTAAAAGTGGAAGGCATAAATTGATGATAACCTGCTGCGCCACTAAGTTTATTAATAGCAGTAGGATCATCACCACCCTCAAATTTTCTAGATAAATCAATTAAATTTTTCATCTGTTCAGTTGAACCAGAAAAAGTACCTTGTGTAGTATATGGTGTGCCTGATAATTGTGTTTCAGGAAAAGGCTTATTAAATGGTTTAAAATTATCTCCAGATACACCAAAAACACTCGCAATACCCTTTACAAAATATATGAGTGTATTTAAATTATCTACTATTGAGTTGGTCATTATTTTAATAGAGTTGGATAGTTCATCATAACTTTTTGGTAATTTATCAGTTATCCATTCCCTTATGGAGAAAAATGATTTTTTTAATTGTCCCCAATTTTCTTCACCAAGAAAAGTTTTTCCAAAATCATCTATTCCAGTTTTTATGGCTTCCCAAGTTCCTTTTAATGCTGGTTGTATATGTTCTTTCCACAATCCACCAACAAATCCACTAATAGCTTTTCCTACTGGTGTATCAAAAAATCCTTTTATAGCATTAATAAAAGGTGAAAAGAATTTCATTATCCCACCCATATATTTGTCAACACCAGCTTTATACTTATCATCTGTTAAGTACTTAAATCCAACATAACCTAAAGCACCAATACCTAAAGTACTTAATAAACCTCCTAATCCCATATTAAAAGAAGGCATTAATTTAGATATAATGCCAAATCCAGGAATGAAACTTAAAATAGATCCTAATGCTGATGATATAAATTTAAATGGAGCAGAAACCACACTAAACAATACACCAAAGATTTTACCCAAACCAGAAAATAATGATTTACCAAAAGATAAGAAACCACCAAAAGTTGATTTAGCAATAGAACCAAAAGAACTGAACATAGATTCATTTTTATTTTGATCTGTTGTGCTTGTATTTGTTACTTTTGGTTGTTGTGGAGTTGGTGGTGGAGCAGCAGCTTCACGATCACGTTCAATCGCCTGTTCTTTTTGTTCTTGAGCATTTTTTTCATTCATTTCAAAGAAATCAACGAATTGCTCATTTAACATTCTAAGTTCTGTTAATTGTTCTTGTTGTGTTGTAAGAATATTTTTTAAATAATCTGATGCTATTTTTTCTATTTGTTCTTCTTCTGAAACATCTTTTTCTTTTTCACTATTATCAAAAAATTTATATAATCCACTAATACTTTTTTCTATTACAGTTAGTTCATCAGCAATATTAACTAAATGTTCATTAGATTCAACTGCATTTTTATTTTGTACTGTGGAAGAAGCAAAAGAAGAATCTTTAAGTTCATTCAAGTTATCTACAATTTCAGACGATGTTTTTTCTTGAGATTTAACCAAATAACTTAAAACATTCACTAAAGACTTTTCTACATTAAGAGAAGCATCAACCGGATTTTTAGCAAATTGTTTTGTTTTTTTATTTATAGTTTGTACTACTACTGATGTTTCTAAGTCTTGGTTGTTATCTTGATCTGGCATTTTGTTGTTTTAATCTCTCGTTTTCTTCTTTAATATACTTTTCTAATAAACCAACATAAATGTCTCTTTCCCACGGTATCATATTTTCAATTTCAGTTAAAGAATATTTATGATGTTGTATTAAACTGAAATTAACATGAATGATATTTTCTAAATTAGTGTGGGAAAGGCATATTAAAAAAAATCCTTTAATCCATTGAATTCAAAAATTTGATCATATTTACACGAGGGACATTGTACAATTTCTTGATGTGATAATGTAGGAATGTTTTGAAAAAACAGTTCTAATTTCTTAAAATCATTTAGAGTTAATGATTGAATTAATTCTTTGGCTTCTTCAGATTTAAAATCTCTATAAGTTGTTTTACTGTCATAGAAATAATCAATACAAGAAACAATCATATTAATAATTAAATCTGTTTTATCTTCTTCAGAGTTAAATAAATTAACTAAATCAATAGTAGGATATTTAAAAACAACTGTTAAATCTTTGTTAATTTCAACTTCTTTTGAAATATCTTTTTTCGGAAGCTCAATAGTATCTAAGTTCAAAGAATAGTTGATAACGGTATTGCATTCTTTTTGCTCACCATCTTTATCAACCATGTTTCTGCAACGAAATTTCAATTCAGATATGTTATTAACAGATTTTGATCTAATCTTTAAAAATAAATATTCTAATTCAAAAATTGGGAGTTTGTCTATGTTAAAATTATCAAGACAACAATTGTTAATAATTTGCTTCATAGCTCTGGTCATTTCTTTAGGATCATTCCCCTCAAAAGCCATTGCTAATATCTTTTCTTCTTTTACAAGAAAAGGTCTAAATTGAAATTGTTTTTTTGTGTAAGGTAAAAACACGTCATAAATAGGGGTTTTTATTTTTGGTAAAGACATAATATTCCTTAATTTTAATTATCCTCTTCCTCAGTATACGGTTGTTTGGTTGGTTGAAGTATTACCTTCAATAGTCAAATGGATATGGTTATGGAAATTGGAGTTACTATTACATTTTATGATATTCAATTCCTGTTAGTGCTCTTTCCTGATTTTCACGAGTATATTTATAATGGTTTGTTGTAAAATATCTATAAGCAAAAGAAACTTTTAATCTATGTAAGTCATTAGAGTCTTCCCAAGAAGTGGAAAGTGGATCTACTGAAACTGGATACGCATCAAAAATTTCTGTTGTGTGTGATGCTTCAACGAAAGGATCTGGGGAACCATCATATAAGTATTGTCTAGCATAATCAACATAACCGGTTGAATCAAATCTAGAACCTATACTAATACCAGCATTTATTAAACCGTGAAAACGTTCTTTGTCATTTTCATCATTAAGAAAATCTCTTAGTTTAGGAGTTTCTTTAAATTGAGTAACAAATATCTTACATTTGTAATCACTCTGATATTTCATATCATATGTTCCGGGAGGTTGTATATTTGTTAACCAATAATCAAATATATGTTTTTGTTCCATATCACCATTACAATAAAATTCAAGATTTAAATCTTGATAATTTACATTATAAGGCATTTTGTAAGATGGACCATAAGTTCTAACATCTGTTGTAGCTAGTGTTTGACCGGGAATAGTAGCAGCATAACAAGAAAAATGTAATAACAAAGTAGCTTTATTATTACTCATCGGACCAGATAAACTATTTGTTAATGCTCTTTGAAAAAAATCAATAGCATTTCTGGGACTAGAAATAGCTTGTGTAATATTTTCAGCAATACTACCCAAATTCGCTTGTTTTTCTTTAACCAATTTTTGTAAAGAACCAGCAATATTTACACCCTCAAATGCAATAGTAACTCCAAATTTATTGGTTCTTGCGATATTTTTGTTTAAGAGATTTGCTCTAATATTATTTAAAGAAGGTCTAACGTTTATTTTTCCAGACGAACCACCTTTAGCTCTATCTTTATTTCCGTTTAAAAAACCAGTAATATTATCAAATTTAATTGCCATTACTTTATTTTTCTCCTAGAATCTGACCAAACATTTAAATTTGAAACTTTTGCCCCACTTGCTTTACTTTTATAACTGACGAAAAATTCTGTAGGTAACATACTAACTGTTATCCAATCGGGATAACTTAACTCTAACATGCTACTTTGAATATGTCTTGGGTCAGTTAAATAAATTTTTAAACAAGGCTGAAAGGCCTTTAATTTTTTAGTCTTTTTTAAAAGTTTGTATGTTAAAGTAAATCTAGTTGTAACATCGTTTCTTTTATTATTTTTAATATCAAATAGTAAATTTAAAAATCTAATTCTTAATGTAGGTTCTAAATAATGCAAATTTAATCCCAAAAAACCTCGACTACCAATATTAGTAGTAACACTTTCTATAGGTATTACTATAGGAAATCTATCAAAATAATTCAAATCAGTTTTAGTTTTAGCATCATAAAAAAACAAAAACATTTTTCCGTAGATGGGTTCATTTCTTAATTTTCTATTTTTTCCGGTATCTGTTAATATAACTTTTCTATCTGGAATAGAGCCAAGTTTTTTTAATTGTGTGTTAAACCATACAACTGCTTTTCTACTATCGCGTAGTATTTCTCTGTCAGTTTTAAGATTTCTATAATGATCAAAAACAGAAATTTCTTTTTTACGCATATTAAGTATTTATAACAAATGATCCTCGGTCAATATCATAAATTGCCAATCTTTTTCCTCACAAACTTTTTTAGCTGCATCCCATTTAGCCAAATTTACAGAATATGTTTTTAATGCTTCTTTATATTGTTTGGTTATTCTTTTCGGTGTTTTCGGAGGAATTGTTTGGTGTTTTGGTTTTACTTCGATTAAATAAGTTTTAACTCCATTTTTAGTTTTAATTTTAGCATATGCGTCAATAAAGTACCTATGCATTTTATTATCAATAGGAGAAATATATCTTATAATTGCTTCTTCAGATGACCAGCTTATTACATTTTGGTTATAATCTAAAAATTTCATCAATCTTCTTTCCCAAGAAGAACGATAAACTATGTCAGTTATATCACCAATATATTTTTCTGGATTTTTGGGAATATATTTTCCTTTATATGTTTTGTACATAAATAATATGTATATGACAGAAACAGAAACACCATTAGCTAGCAGTACAATTATTAATTTCTACGGCAGTACTAATATTAAAAAAAATTCACCTTTGGGTAGTTTAGAAGCAGAAGGTGAAACCAAAAGACTAGTTCTTCAATATCCAGAAAAATTTATTGATGGAGAAAATACACCAAATCATATGATTGTGTTTTTCTTTAATCAAAATAAAAGTACTAAATTTCCATTAAATACAGTAATTGATAAATTAACTATAATTGCTAATTCAGAAGAAGATCGAAAAGATTTTATAGCCGGAGTGAAAAAATTAGGTGATAAAGTTATAGAAAATACTGTTATTAAGATAGCGAATATGGGTATATTATCAGAAAGTGTTAGAGCGAGATTAGTTACGGATGAACTTGTTATTCATCCTGGATTTATTTTTACACAAGATACTTCTTCAAAAATAAATGCTGGTAATATAGCAGAATCTGTATTAGGAACATTATCATCTTCAATTTCAGCAGTAAATCAAGAACGAACTAATTTAACTGTTGCTATGTATATGCCTAATGACATAACTGAAAACATAACAATTAATTATAATAATACTTCTATGAGTGGCACCAGTGGAGCAATTGCAGGATCACTACAAGGAATAGGAAATATTGCTTCCGGTGTACTATCTAATTTTATGAACGGTCAAGATTTTTTTCGTGGTGTTACTATGAATGATTTTGGGTTAGGTAGTATATTACAAAGAGGTTTGGGTGGATTAATTGGTGCAGGGGTTGATGCGGCAGGAAAACCTGCAATAACCGCAGGATTGGGAATCGCCGCAAATCCATTTATGGAAATTATATTCGATAACATGGATTTTAGAAAGTTTAGATTTAATTTTAAGTTTGCTCCCAATTCAAAAAAAGAATCTGAAATTGCTAGATCAATAATTAAAGCATTTAAGTTTAACTCCGCACCGGAATTAGCAAGTGACTTTTTAAATACGTTTTTTATGGTTCCTGGAACATTTGATATTAAATATTTTAGCAAAACATCTTCAGGGACTTTTAAAGAAAATGATTATCTTAATAAAATATCAACATGTGTTTGTACCGGAGTTTCTGTTAACTATACTGGAAATGATGGAAACATTTTTACTGCATTTGAAAGTGAAAATGATAATGATCCGGGTGCCCCAGTAGTTATGGATTTATCTTTAGAATTTACAGAATTAGAATTAATAACTAAGAAAAGAATAACGGAAGGATTCTAATGCCATATTTTCATAATTTTCCCGTAACATTCTATACACATAACGGAAATGATTATGATATTGTGATTGATATTATTAAAAGAATAAAGATGAGAGATTTATTCTTAAACGATTCATTTGTATATTATGAATATTCGGTAAAAGATTCTGATACACCTGAAGTTATTGCTGAAAAGTATTATGGTTCTCCTTATTATTTTTGGGTTTTATTTTTTGCGAATCAAATAAATGATTATAATTATGATTGGGTAATGGATGAAGATAAATTTAATCGTTATCTAAAAGAAAAGTATAAAACCTATACTTTAACATTAAATACAAATGGAGAACTAGATACAGCATCATTAAATTCACCAGATCCCGTTTTTGCTTCATTAGGATATGTAAAAAATACAGACTTCGTTAATACATTTAAACCATTAGCAAGTTGTTATGTATTTTCCGTTGATAACAACACAAAGAAAGTTAAGGTAATTCCTGTTGGTGGTGTTGTATTAGAAGAAGGAACATATTTATCATATGGTGCTGGTTATGCAGTAACAAATATTGAAGTTAATGATAATAATGAATGGTATACGTTCTTATCATCGTATAATCATCATTATGTAAATTTAGACGGTAATATAACAACAAGTGATGATTTATCGGCAGTAGGAGTTAGTTTTTTGGATTATGAATTATCTGAAAATGATAAAAAGAGAAAAATTAAAATTATTGATAAACGTTATTTACCACAAATAGAACAAGAATTTAAATCGTTAATGGGAATCTAAAATGGACTCTATTAAAATCAATTTACCTTTTAAGTTTGAAATAGATAAAATTCTTTTAATTACTGAAGGTAAAAGTGTAGATATTCGTGGTTTAATGACTGAATTACATGTTACACAAAGTATTTTTGAAAATACAATGTCTGCTCAGATTAAAATTTTAGATTCTGAAGATAGACTTTCAAATAATGGTGAATTTATAATTAAGGGTGGAGAGGCATTAGAAATTAAATTTAAAGCACAAAGCGACAAAAAATATTTCTCAAAAATATTTTTTGTTAGTAAAATATATAATACACAAAAAGAAGCTGCTAAAGCTAAAAGTTATATGTTAGATTTGATTACAGGTGAAGAAATTTTAAATAACAAAATAAAAATAAGTAAGGCTTATAATAGAAAAATATCTGCTATAGTAGAAGAAATTTTAAAACAATATTTATCTATTTCTAACATTAAGGTTGAATCAACAAAAAATTCAATTAGTTATATTTCGCCTTACATAGCACCTTTTAAATTAATAAACACACTATCAACATATGCTATAGCTGATGATGATTCAGCATCATTTTGTTGTTATGAATCATCGTCTACAACACACCTTAGATCACTTTCTAGTTTATTATCACAAAAACCAGCTAATAATTTTATATATGCATCTAACACCAAAAAATTCTTAAGTAATAATTCAGAATTAGCAAATGTATGTGTACAAGAATTAAATTTTACTAAAAATATTGATATACAGAACAATACAATTAGTGGTATGTATAAAAGTAATTTGTTATTACATAACATCTTATTAAAACAATATGGTGGAAAACAAATTAATTCATCAGAAACAATAAAATACGATTATGATGATTATTTTAAAAATACAAAACATCTGGAAAAAACTAAAATAAATAATCCTAAAAATTTTTCAGATTATAATTCTATGTATAAATATTTTCATAGGGATGTTGTTAAATCTGAACATTTTAAAAAACCACCTACGTTAGAATTTTATGATAATCAATCTAACTTATGGTTACAGAAAAGATATGCTTTACATGCTCAATTAGACAATATTGTTTGCGATATTGTTATTCCTGGTAACTGTGATTTAGTTTGTGGTGATGTAATTACATTAGCTATTGCTTTAGATAGACCAACACAACCAGGAGAATCGTTTCCAATAAATGAAAAATATTCAGGTAAATATATAATTACTACATTAAAGCATGTTTTAAATACAGAAAAATTAACAACTCATGCTACATGTGTAAAGGATTCAACTAATGTTTGATAATTATTGTTTGGGTAAAAATGGTTTCTTTTGGTTTACTGGTGTTGTTGAAGATAGAAACGATCCAATGAAACTTGGACGTATTCGTGTTCGTGTTCTTGGTATTCATACAGACGATAAAACACAAATAAAAACAGAAGATTTACCTTGGGCATTTCCTTTACAACCAATAACATCAGCGTCAATGAATGGTGTTGGACAAACGCCTATTGGTCCAGTTGAAGGAACATGGGTTGTAGGATTCTTTCGTGATGGTGATAATTGTCAAGAACCTATTATTATGGGAACATTAGGTGGTGTTCCACAATTAAAATCAGATAAAAATAAAGGTTTTAATGACCCACAAGGTAATTATCCTAAATCTGATTTCTTAAAAGAACAAGATACAAATAGATTAGCTAGAAATGAAGAAATAGAAAAAACTATTGTTCAACAGAAAAAAGATGGCAGAAAAAAAGATCTAAAAATTTATGCATTAGATGACAAAAAAACTTGGAGTGAACCTGAACCAGCATATAATGCAAAATATCCATATAACAAAGTTTATGAATCTGAATCTGGTCATGTGATAGAAATTGATGATACACCAAAAGCAAATCAGGATGGTAAGGTTGAAAGTAAAGGAAACGAAAGATTACATCTATATCATAGAAAAGGTACTTTTATAGAAATACAACCTGATGGTAGTGAAGTTACAAAAATTGTCGGAAATAAACACGAAATTATTGTAAAAGATGATACAGTTTATATACAAGGAAGTTGTGCAGTATATGTTCAAGGTGATAGTAGTTTTGTATGTAACGGTAATGTAAAAGCTGAAGTAGGTAAAGATTTAGATGTACAAGTTAAAAATGGATCAGCTACTTTAATAGCAACAAAAGATATTCATATTACGGGAACTGATAATGTAAATATAAGTGTGTCGAAAGGAGATACTACAGTTAGCGCATCAAGCAAAGTTACTGTTTTTGGAGGAGAACAAGTACAAGTTTTATCAAATAAACATGTAAATGTTGAAGGTAAACAAGTAGACGTAAAAGCACCACACGAGGGTTCTATATCTATTTCGGGTAAAAATATTTCTATAGATGCTAGTAAGGCTGGTGCTATTGATGTTAAAGCAACTGGAGCTGTTAGTGTTAATTCATCAGCGGGTTCTATTGATTTAAATGCGTTAACTTCTATAAATCTAAGTTCAGAGTCGATAAACATTACATCAAAAGGACCATTAAAACTAGTAGGAAAACCAGTCATTCAAGGTGTAGTATAAATGTCATTATTTAAAATACCTAAAATACCAAAAATTCCTATCCCAAGTCCAGCAAAAGCAATTATAAAAATTAATCTTGAATTGCAAAAAGTAGCTTTAAAAGCACAAAAATACGCTGCTTATATAGCAGTTCCTGATATTGGAACTGCTATGAAACCAATATCAAAAGCATTTGCTATTAAAAATAATCCATTACAAGCATTATCAAATTTAACCAATTCACAGATACAATCATTATTAAATACAGCACAATCAACAATCGCAAATCAAACTCAAAATATACAAAATGCAGCATCTTTAAATTCTATTGATGAAAATGGAGATATTTCAGAACAAACAACAGAACAATTAAATCAAGATTTAGAAAATTTATCTAATATGGTAGATGAAGCTATTGCTAATTTGCAAAGTTTAGAAAATATGGGAAAAGAGCAATTAGAGCAACTAAAAGAATTAGCAGATGAACTTAAAAATTTTGATATAAGAAAAGTTAATTCTAGAAGATTAACAATACCTATTCCAAAAATGCCAAAATTACCTTTTGGAATCATTCAACCGTTCTAATAAATATTAAGTATGTCTACACAAGTAAAATATAAAGACTTAGATTTTAACTTCGATTACTTACCGACAACTAAAAATTTAGTTATTCGAAAAAACGAAGAAGCTATAAAACAATCATTAAAAAACCTAATCTTTACTAATGTGTATGAGAGAAAATTTAATTCAACTTTAGGTGCTGGTCTAGAAGATTATTTATTTGAAAGTTTTGACTTTTTAACACAAATAAATATTGAAAGAGCAATAACACAAATAATTGCTGCATACGAACCAAGAGTTTCATTAGTTAGTGTAAATGTGTACACAAATATAGACGAAGAAGAATTAGTTGTTACATTAGAATATTTTATAGTTGGACTAACAGAAATTCAAAAGTTTGATTTTATTTTAGAGAGAATACGATAAATGGCAACAAATCTATTACTTACAGAATTAGATTTTGATGGTATAAAAGCTAACATTAAAAATTTCCTAAAGAATCAGACTGAATTCACCGATTATAATTTTGAAGGTTCTGCTCTTTCTACTTTAATTGACATTTTAGCATACAATACCTATATGTTATCATATTATACAAATATGGTAGCAAATGAATCTTTTCTTGATACAGCAATTAAAAGAGAAAATGTTATTTCACATGCCAAATTATTAGGATACACACCAAGATCCACAAGATCATCTTCAACAATTTTAAATGTAACATCAACAACAAATCAATTATTAACCAGAAACTCATATTTTACAACAGATGTTGATGGTAAAACTTATTACTTTTCACCCGTAGAAACAATTGATTTAGCTGCGAATGTTTCGCAAAACATTGTTGTATATGAAGGTGAAAATGTAACAAATAAATTTGTTGTTAACCTAACAGATATAACACAGAAGTTTGTTATTCCTAATCCAAGTATTGATACATCAACATTAAAAGTTTCTGTACAAAACAGTTTAACAGCAGGATCAGAAGTTTATTCTTTAAATACAAATTTAACAACAGTAGAACCTGATTCTAAAACATATTATCTAGAAGAAGATAGTAATTCTAATTATAGAATATTATTTGGTGATAATATTCTAGGTAAAGCTTTAAATTCCGGTAATGTTATAACTATAGAATATAAGGTGTCTTCCGGTGCAGCTGCAAATGGTGCAACATCATTCACACCACCTCAAGATGTAACAGTAAATACAAGTGTTTCTTCTTTTGGTGGTGGGTCAAGAGAATCAACTGAGTCAATTAAGTTTACAGCTCCTAGAAATTTCGAAGGACAAAATAGAGCAGTTACAGTAACTGACTACAAAACATTAATTTTACGAGATGTTCCTAACGTTGAAGCTGTTTCGGTTTGGGGTGGACAAGATCAATTGCCACATCCTGTATATGGTAAAGTTTTTATTGCTATTAAACCAATTGGTCAAGAAACAGTAAATAACTTACAAAAACAATCCATCAAAAATAATATTCTTAATACAAAAAATATAATTTCGGTTTTGCCCGAAATAGTAGATCCAAAATATATTTATATAAAACTTAATACCAAATTAATATACGATAGAAGAAAAACAATTTTAACAAAAAATGAAATCATTACAAAGTTAAAATTACAAGTTAATTTATTTGCTCAAAAAGAATTAAAGAATTTTGATACGGCATTTAGATATTCTAAATTTTTATATCTAATTGATAACGTTGATCAAGGTATTATTAGTAATATAACAAGCATTTCTTTAATTAGAAAAAATGAAGTTACATTAAATACAATTAACAAAATTGAAATTAGTTTCAATAATAAAATTAAAACCAATTCTGTAAATTCAAATGGTTTTATTATATCACAAGATCCTACAATCACATATACATTAGGAGATACTTTCTTCTTGGATGATGATGGTTTAGGTGTTATTAGAATCGTTAAATTTCAAGGTGGAACAAAAATTGTAGTTAAAAATAATGCAGGAACAGTTAATTATGAAACGGGTTCAATTATAGTTGAAAGTATTTTACCTTCAAGTTTAGTTGAAACAACACTTAATATTGAAGTTGAACCATCTCAAGGTGATGTTTTGGCAAAACGAGAAGATATTATCTTATTAAATCCAGAAAACTTTACCGTAACAGCGGAAGATTTAGATGCAAGATAAAAAAATATCAATATTTATTGACAAACAATTATCAAGATATGTCCGTACAAATTTTGAAAAATATGTTAGTTTTATCAAAACATATTTTCAATATCTTGAGAGTAGTGGTTCACCATACTCAGTAATTCAATCACTTGAAAAATCTCGTGATATTACAGCTCAATACAATTCCAGTGTCATTAATTTAAAATTATCTTTTACATCTTCTGAAGAACAGTCTAATTTTTCACAAAATTATACTGATTATGGTGATGAAATTGTTCAATCGAATGTTAATGGTGTTGTAGTTGCTAAAGGTGCTGTTGTTTCTTATGAAAGTATAACCAACACAACAGGATCATTAAATATTGTAACAACAAGTGGAATATTTACTGGTGCTGTAGGTAATCAATTAAATTTTACAGATACAACGGTTACACAAATAATTCATAGTAATAATGGAAGTTTAATAACAGAAAATCCAAAGTTAAACAAATTACTTGATGAATTATCACCAGACTATCCTCAAACTTTAACAGCATCAAAACAATTAACATTAAAAGGATTAGCTGATTTCCTTAAATCAAAAGGAAATGAAGATAGTTTCAGATACTTCTTTAGAACTGTTTACAATAGTGATTTGGAATTTTATTATCCTAAAAAGGATATGTTGAGAGTTTCTGATGGTAAATGGAATTTATATCCGTTTGTTACTATTAAAAGAACAAGTGATGTTTCGTATTTAAATAAAAGAATATATGGTAATACTTCTGGTGCAATTGCTGTTGTTACTAGAGTAAAAACTGTAGAATATAGTATTAATGGAACACCAACAACATTTTTTCAATTATATGTAGAAGATTTAAGTGAAAATTTTCCTTACAATGAAACTATATCATATTATGATAATTTAGATTTAATCACTACAACAGATACGGTAGTTACTGTTTCTGGATCTCCTTCTTTATTAAGAAAAGGTGAATTATTTTCAAGTTCTGCTATTTATGAGGTTGGTGATGAAATTGTAATTGATAATTCTTATGTTGATATTCCAACAGGAAAAACTGCAACAGATATTATTGTAAGAATTACCAGTTTAGATACGGAAGGTAAATTGAAAGCATTTGATTTACTTGATCATGGTATTTTAAATTATAATCAAGATGCATCAACCGGGATATTTAAAGCATATATTCCACCTTCAATTAGCGGTGTTGTACAAAAAGTTCAAGAAGTAGTTATTAATAGTGGTGGTTTATATCCTGCTGGAGCAACAATAACAGCAACAGTTTCTGCTCCTCCTTCTGGAACAACAGCAACAATTACTGTTCAAACATCAATTGATCCTTCTACATCTAAAAAAGTTGTTACTGGTTTAACTATTACAAATAATGGAACTGGTTATAAGAAAACCCCAACAATAACATTTAATAGTACAGGTATAGCAGAAAGAGATGCTGTTGCTACAGCATATTTAAATCTTGCACAAATACAATTTGAACCAAAAACATTAGGTATTGAACCTGGACAATTTGCTAATAATGACGGTTTTATATCTTCTAATAAATTTATACAAGATGATTATTATCAAGATTTCTCATATGTTTTGAAATCAGAAGAAGATTATTCAGATTATAAAGATATTGTTAAGGATTTGTTAAATCCAGGAGGAATGGTATTCTTCGGTATTATTTCTTTGTTTAATTATTTTGCTTTAAATAAATATGGATCACCACAAGAATATCCAGAATTTTTCTATCCATTTAAAGTATTAAGTTTTGATGTAAAGAGTTTTATTTTAAATGCGGTAGATGTTCCTAATAATTATAGAACTATAAAAATCAATAATCAACAAAAGGTGTATGGAAATACATTAGAATGGATAAATACAGATAGATTTAATATTCCAGGTTATGGGGGTTGGAAAAATACACAATTAGTACAAAGTTTTTCTCCTATAACATATTATTATCCAAATAAATATACTGGAACTAGTAATTTAAATTATTATCAAGATGATCTTTACACTTTGTCAAATACACCAATGAAGATTGTTGAAAATACAGTAATCAATCAATTTATTAAACCGAATGGTTTAGCTGAACGAACTAATTTTAATCGTGAAGCTTTTATTACTATAAAACCAATATAAATATTCTAAAAGGATTTATTAGAAATGCCAGCTATTGTTACAAATAAAGTTAGACTATCAACAGCTAAACAATTTGTTGAGTCATTTGACGAACAAACACCAACTAGTTATTACTTATTCATCGGAAAATCAACTCCATGGAATGATGATTTAACACCAGCAGTTCCAATTGATTCGCCAGATGTTCAGTATTATGTTCATGAAGATATTATTTTCATGAAAAAATTACAAGCTAATAACATTTCCCACGCAATTAGACGTTATGATTGGACATCAGAAGTTTATTATAGAGAATATTATCATGAGATGGATTTATTTGCAACAGTTAATAAAACAACTGCAGGTGCTTTAACTAACCTCGATGTAACTCCTTTTTATGTTGTTACTACAACAAATGATGAATATAGAGTTTATAAATGTTTAAGTAATAATAATGGAGCACCATCAACAATTGATCCAGCTACAATTGATACAGGAACAGGAGAAGGTGGTGGTGTTGGTGATAATGGATTAATTTATTGTTCAGATGGTTATGTCTGGAAATTTATGTATAGCGTTAGTGATGCTGATATGTTAAAGTTCGTTACCTCCGATTGGATTCCTGTAAAAATTGTAAAATATAACGATGCTAGTAGACAATTTACTGTTCAGAATAATGCAAGAGATGGTGCTATTGAAGTTATTGATATTAATGGAACAAATTCTGGTTATAGTAGTGCTCCAACTCTAACTATAGCAGTTCCACATAAAGGTGGAACAAGAGCAGTATCACAAACCTTAACTCTTTCTGGTGGTGCTGTACAATTTCCTATTAAGTTAACAACAGTAGGAACAAATTATTATAAACAACCAACAATTACAGTATCTGCTGGAAATTTACAGGTTCGTGCAGTATTAAGCCCAAAGGGTGGACATGGATTTGATGCTGTATCGGAATTGGGTGGTGTTGCTGTAATGATTTATGTTGAACTTTCTGGTTCAGAAAGTAATCAACTTATTACAGTAAATGACTATAGAAGAATTGGTATTATTGTTGATCCGATTGAATTAAATTCAACGGGTACTTCAACGGGTGTGGTTACATCATCATTTCCTCAAATAACAGGATATTTGAGTGGATATAACTCATCAACAAATCCAACTTCAGCAAATAATAACATAAAAATCGCTACAAATCCTACTGCATCAATTTTAGGAAAAGATATAGTTTTAATTTCCGGCCCAGGTAGAGGTGAAAGAAGAAAAATTATTGGTTATGAAACAACAGCGAATATGTTATTGGTTGATAAGAATTGGACAGTTTCTCCTGATCAAAGACCAACAACATCAACTGTATGTGGTTTAGTTACAAGTTCTACTGGTGAAAATAATTTATATAAGCTAACTCTTACAGGAAATTCAACTCCTGGAGCATTTACAATTGATAGCACAATTACTTCTGGTAGTAAAACAGCAAAAGTTGTGCAATATGTTCCAGCATCATCACCAGATCCAGCATATGTTTTGGTTAATGAAGTTTCAACAACAGCGGTAGATACATATGACCAGAAAGTATTTAATGATTCTGATAGTATTGGTGATGGAACAAACTCAGCTACAATTGCAACATCAGGTGTTACTAAATTGGGTTCAGAATCATATTATGGTGACGTTATTTACTTAGAGAACAGAAGATCAATCAACAGAGCTTCTGATCAAACAGAAGAAATAAGAATAGTATTAGAGTTCTAATAAATATACTTAGGTATTAAATAACTATGGCAATTAACTTTAACGCACCACCATATTTTGATGACTTCAATGAAGCAAAGAAATTTCTAAGAGTGCTATTTAGACCGGGACGAGCAGTTCAGGCAAGAGAATTAACTCAAGCTCAAACAATATTACAGAATCAAATTCAGCGTTTTGGTAATCATATTTTCCAAGATGGTAGTATGGTTTTGGGTGGTCAAACATCTTTTGACGCAAAAGTAAAATATCTTGTGTTGGAAAATGTTTATTCCGGTAATCAACTCTTAGCATCAACTTTTGATGGCGTTTTGATTCGTGGAAATACTTCAGGTGCTCAAGCCAGAGTTATTAAAACTTTCGGATTCGGTACAACAACAAATCCAAAGATTTATATTAAGTATATTTCTGGAACATTTTCTGCGTCAGAAGTTATTAGTGTTGTAAATGAAGCAACAAATGGAGTAACTTCTGGTGCTCAAATTGTTTCTTCTAGTTTTACTGGCGATGCTTCTGCTGTAATTATACAAGCTGGTGTGTTTTATACAAAAGGTTTCTTTGTAATTGTAGATCAACAAACAACAATTACAAAAGATTCAACTTTAGCTTTAGATACTGCAACACCAACATGTTCTGTTGGTTTAAATGTTGTTGAGTCATTAATTGATGAAAATGATGACTCAACATTACTAGATAACGCAACTGGTTCTTATAATTATCTGGCTCCCGGTGCTGATAGATATAAAATTGAATTACAACTAGGAATTGTTGCAAACCCCACAGCAGGTAATTCCCCAAATAAAGATTTTATTCTATTAGTTAGATTAGAAGACGGTTATATTGTTCAACAAGTTAAATTTCCAGCATATGCTGAATTAGAAAAAACTTTAGCTAGAAGAACATTTGATGAATCAGGTAATTATACCGTAAGACCATTTGCAATTACCATTAAAGAAAATAACTCAAACTCAACAACAGTTAAGGCAGTTCTTGATCCAGGTAAAGCTTATGTTAAGGGATTTGAATTTGAAACTATTGCACCAACAAACATTATTGTAGATAAAGCAAGAGATTATTCAAGTGTTAATAACTCACCTATTACATTAAATTATGGTGCATATACCAAAATCAATAATTTAGCTTATTTCGTTGATACAAAAACAAATCCGACTATTGATTTACATAATAACGCAACACCGGGATCAGGTACTAAAATTGGAACTGCAAAATTAAAAGTAATTCTTAGAAATGCTTCCGATAGTTATGGTGTTTATAGAGCATATTTAACAAATATTTCTTTAGATTCCGGTCAAGTTTTTTCATCTATTAAAAGTTTTGCTAAAGCAGGAACAATAAATAAAATTGCAGAATTAGTTTTAGTAAGTGGAAATGCCGTGTTAGAAGAAAGTAGCTTCTCTAATATGCTATTCCCAGTTTCTTCTAATGTTGTTAAATCATTTTTGAACACAAATGTTCCAGCAGGAATTGATGTTTCATATCAATTTTACACAACATTTACCGGAATTTTAAGTTCGGGGTCTGTTACAATTCCTACTGGTGATGCTAGAATTACATTTTTATCACCAACTACTCCTGGAAATGTATTAGTTTTTAATACATCAACAAATGCTTTTGTTTCGTCACCAACAATTGGTGATGGTTCAACATCAATTACAGTAACAGTATCTGGTGGTGGTTCTAATAACATTGCTATAGTTGCCTTGATGAATTTTAGTAGTAATTCATCAACAAACTTTACATTCGATCAAAGAACAAAAACATATGTCACTGCTAATTTAGATGATTTAGCATCTGGCAATCCTATAACAGATTCTTCAGCAAGAGGTAGAAGATTAATTAGTTCATCATTTAATAGTATTTCTTTACCCGTACCTGATATTGATACTAGAGACACAACAAATGCTACTTTAGCTAATAGAACAGTTAAGGTGTTGATGTTTGATTCAGCACCAACCAAACCTGAAAATATTAACACTCTTTATTCAACTGGCACAGACATTACTAGTAGATATAATATTGATAATGGACAACGTGATGATTTTTATGCTTTGGGTAGTTTAACTTTAAAAGAAGGTCAATCAACACCAACCGGATATGTTCTTGTAATGTATAATTATTATACTGCAACTTCTGCTTCTGGTGGTTTCTTTACTGTTGATTCTTATCCAACATATGAAAATATTCAAACATATACATCAACAACTACCAGACAAACATATAATTTAAGAGATTATGTTGATTTTAGACCATATGTAACAGACGTTTCTTCTGTTGTAGTACCAAGTCCTGGAAGTTTAATGGTTGCTGATTATTCATATTACCTAAACAGAATTGATAAACTTATTGTTACAAAAGATAAAGAATTTTTAGTTATTAAAGGAACTTCTTCGTTAACTCCTGAAGTTCCACCAGATAATCAAGATGCAATGACACTATATGTATTAACAGTTGCTGCTTATACATATACTACAAAAGATGTTAAAGTAAAGTATATCGAGAACAAAAGATATACAATGCGTGATATTGGTAAATTGGAAAAGAGAGTTGAAAATCTAGAATACTATAATTCACTTAATCTTCTAGAACAAGATACTCAAAGTTTTGATGTAACAGATTCTGGTGGTAATGATAGATTTAAGCATGGTTTCGTTGTTGATAATTTCAGTGGACATTCAGTTGGTGATGTATTAAATGCTGATTATAAGTGTTCAATGCATTTTAATAAAAAAGAATTAAGACCTCCATTTTCCAGTGAAAGTATTACTTTAATAAAAGATACATTAACTAATACAGTACAAACCGGAACACTAATTACTTTATCATATACAACATCTGTATTCGCACGTCAACCTTATGCAAGTAAAGTTGTAAATGTCAATCCATATAACTTCTTTAACTTTATTGGTAATATTGATTTAAATCCAAGTAGTGATACATGGTTTGATACTACACATAAACCTGATGTTGTTACCAATATTGTTGGTGAAAATGATGCTTATCTATTATCTGAAGAGCCATTTGAAAGTGGCTGGAATGATTGGGAAGAAAGCTGGACTGGTCAACAAACAATCATAGAAACTGTCCAAACTGCCGCGCGTGTTTTTGATTGGAAAGAAAGAGGATTTCCGTCACCACTTCAATTTGAAACTTTTAACCGAGAGAGAGTCGTAAGAACTGGTGAAAGAAGAAGAACAGGAACCGTTGTTGAACATGTACCAGAAACTATTACAAAAGTAGTTGATGATAAAATTGTAAATATTAGTGTTGTTCCTTATATAAGATCAAAAACAGTTACATTCGTAGGTAAGTCATTAAAGCCAAATACACAAGTTTATGGTTTCTTTGATGATACTGCTATTGCCTGTGTGTTTAATACACAATTCCAAATTTCTGGGAATTCAGCAAATGGTAAAACTGATTCAAGAGGTGAAATTTCTGGAACATTTACAATTCCAGCAGGAACGTTTAAAACTGGTTCTAGAAAGTTTAAATTAACAGATAGTAGTACAAATAACTTAGCGGCAACTACAACTTCAGCAGAAACAAATTATTTCGCCGAAGGAACTTTACAAACAAGAGAAAAAACTGTTGTTTCAACAAGAACAATGGTTCCAAGACGAAGAGCTGTTACAGAGGTTGTTGCTATATCAGAATCACAACCATTGAATGTTGGTGATTATGTTGATCCATTAGCACAAACATTCTTAGTTCCATCTACAACATATCCAAATGGTATGTTTATGGAAAGTGTTGATGTTTTCTTCCAAACAAAAGATGTTAATGTTCCAGTAACATTACAAATCAGACCAACACAAAATGGATTCCCAAGTGCTTATGATATTATACCATTCACCGAAATAACTATGGAGCCATATGGTAAAATTTCAACCATAACAATCAGTAATCAAGGTTCTGGATATTCTACAGCAGAAGTAACGTTTTCTGCTCCACAATTAGCACATGGTATTACACCAACAGCAACAGCAACAGTTTCTGGTGGAAATATAACAGCAATTACGATTACAAATCCTGGTTATGGTTATACATCAGCACCAACAGTCACTATAAGTGGTGGTAATGGTACAAATGGTGCGGCATCAGCAACAATTACAAATTATGTGAAAACAACGGATTTAGCTACAGCAACCAAAGTTGCAACTAATTTCAAATTCACATCTCCGGTATATTTACCCCCAGGTGAATATGCAATTGTATTGATTACAAATTCAAATAAATATAATGCTTATGTATCAGAAATTGGTCAATTAAATATTACTAACATTGATCAAGGTCAAATCATTAGCACACAACCTTACGCCGGATCATTCTTTAAATCGCAGAATGCAAGAACATGGACTCCTGTTCAAGAAGAAGATTTAATGTTCACAATTAATCGTTGTTCATTTAATCAAACATCAGGAACAGCTTTAATTAAAAATCCACAAGTAACACAAAAAGCATATCATTTATTTAAGATGACTTCACAAGAAATTAATTTCGGTGACAAAAAAGTTTCTTGGAAATATAAAGCATCATCTGATGGAACAACTGGTGGTTTAGCTTCAGGTTATACAGATTTCTTTTCTAATGCTAATACTTATCTTACAACAGAAAACAAAGTACAAGATGTTGGTAGCGTAGTTATGGAAGCAACATTAACTACAACAGGTGATCAAGTTTCACCTGTAATTGATACTGAACGTTTAAGTGTAATTGTGGTTGAAAATTTAATCAACAATATTTCATCGGCAACAACAACTTTATCTGCTGATATAATATCAACATCATCAACATCAATTTCTGTTGAAAGTGGAACAAATTTTGCAAATGGAGATGTAATACAAGTTGGTATTGAAAAGATGTTAATTTCTTCTGGTGGTGGTACAACAACTCTTACTGTATCTAGAGGTTATGTTGGTACAAGTGCTGCTACACATTCAAGTGGTGCAACGGTCAATAACGTAAGTAAAGATGAAACACAAAAATCTGGTGGTGGTGCTTTTGCTAAGTATATTACCAGAAGAATTGCATTAGCCGAAGGTTTTGATTCAACTGGTATTAAAGTACTGTTATCAACATTTACACCTTCACCGTCATCTGTTGAAGTATATTATAAAGTTCTAACAACATCAGATAATGTTTCTTTTGAAGATAAGCCATATGTTTTAATGACAGAAGATGTTGTTGCCACTAACGCAAATTTTGATTCACAATCAAGATTTATTGATAGACAATATTCCGCTGGATTATCTGGTACTGCACTAACACCATTTACAGTTTTTGCAATAAAGATTGTAATGAAAACAACAGATAAAACAATTGTTCCAATTCTAAAAGATTTAAGAGCAATTGCTGTAGCATAAAATGAATATACCGATAGAAAATTCTACTTTAATTCGTGACTTAAATTCAAAGGCTGTTCTTAGTACAGACAGAACAGCCTTTGATAAATATTTAAAACAAAAACAAGAAAAAGAAAGAATAAATAGAATAGAGACAGAAATATTTGAAATTAAAAGTATGTTAGAATTAATTTTAAATAAAATAGAGAAATAAAAATGAACATACTTAGTTCAGGTAACGTTGTAAGTTTAACTCTAGGAATTGGTGGTTCTGGATATTCTACAGCACCAGCAGTAACTATTGCACCTCCGACTAGTGGTATACAAGCCACAGCAGTAGCAGTTTTATCCGGTAATGCTGTACTTTCTTTTATTATCACTAATGCTGGTTCTGGTTATAATTCTACACCATCTGTAACTATTGCACCTCCTCCATCAGGAACAACAGCAACCGCAACAGCAGTTATTACAGCAAATGATTATGTAGATCAATATAATACATTTGATCAGTGGAGAGTTAAAACAAATAGAATTGTTGATGGTGTTATTGATTCACAAACAAGAGGAATTGTTGTTGCTGGTAAAAGTGTTACATCTGTACAAATAGTAAATGGTGGAACTGGTTATACTTCACCAACAATCGCATTTTCAGCACCACCCACTTCAGTTTATTTGGATGTTAATGCTGCAAACACATTATCTGGAAATGTTGTAACAGACACAACTGGAACAATTAAACAAATTGTTATTTCTGCAACAACAACTAATCAAGGTTCTGTTTATGTTGATGATGTTATTTCACAATCTTCAGGTTCTATAAAAGGTAGAATTATTCAAAAGAATGGTTCTTCGATTCTGATTTCTGTGTTGAAAGGAACTTTCACAAACACTACTGCAATAACCTCTCCAGGAAATGTTACCGTAACTTTAAGTTCCGTTACTGCGGTCTCATCAGCAACAGCAAGAATAATATCTTATAACGCTTCATTAAAACGTTTTGATGTTAATACTGTTGTCGGCACATTTAATTTAACAAACTTAGCAGCAGTTTCTACATCTGCTGTTGATGGATTTGAATTCGTTAATTTGTCACAGGTTGATAGTCCAGGAATAACAGCTACAGCAACATTAGAACTGACTGGTGGTGTTATAACTGGTGTAACAATGACTAATTTTGGTTCTAGATATGAAACACCACCAACAATTACTATAACGGGTGCATCAACAACACCAGCTATTTTACAACCAATTTTAGATCCAAAACCAAATTCGATTTTAGTTTTTGATGGAACTAAATATGTAGATAAGCCATTAGCAGATGAAATTTTTGTAACTCATACAGCAACTAAAGCATCTGCAAGATGGAACAGAGCCAAACGTGGATACTTTACAAGTATAACTCAACTTTATTAAGGAATAAAATATGCCTTCTGGTAGATTAGCAGCAACAAAAATTACCACTCAAAATACTAATACACAAATTTATCAAGTTCCTCTTGGTAAAATTTCAACATTTACTATTAATATAGTTAATGTTGATACAGCAAATGCAACTGTTAGAATTTCACTACAAGCAGGTACATCTGTTGCTAACGGTGAATATGTTGAATATGATACTGTTATTTATCCAAATGATAGTTATACACGTTCAGGAATTGTTTTAGATTCACAGAAATACTTATATGTGAATGTAACCACAGATGCATCTCCAAATGTTGATGTTACAGTTTGGGGATTTGAAGAAGATAACGCATAAGGAGTGAACATGAATATTTTAGGATTTTTTAGTAATATTGTAAAAATATTAAAGAAGTTTTTTTCTGGTGATACATTTCAAAAAGCTGAAAATGCTGTAAAAGCAGTTTCTGAACTTTTACAATATGCATTACCAGCGGTTGAATTTGTATCTAAAATGACACCAACTAAAACTGATGATGAAATTGTTACTATGATTAAAAGATTAGAAATGGATGTTGATATTGATTTAACTAAGCCATTAAATGCTTATGAAAAGCAAGCATATTTAACTGGTGCAGCAAGATTTATTATTCGGGGTAAATTAAAGAATGCAATTCTATCTGCTGGTGGTGCTGGTTTAACCATCGGTGGAGAAAAGATTACTACAGTAACAGATATTCCCGATAACTGGTTAAATTCAGCTATCAATATTACATATACTGCATTTAAATCAACTTTAAAATAAAATGGCAAGACTAGTAAATTTAAACATAGATCAAGGTTCAACATTTTCTACTAAATTATTAGCATATGAAACTAATCCATATTCATTGGATAATGGACAAGTAACAGAAAATACAGATTTTTTACCTATTGATCTAGGAACAATTTCAGGTTATGTAGAAAGTATATCCATTACTTCAGGTGGTAATGGATATACTTCTATTCCATCAGTAACTATTACTAACGGTGGTGGTTCTGCTGCAACCGCTGGTGTTGAAATATCTGGAGGTTCTGTTACAAAAATTTATATAGTCAATAAAGGTGATGGATATACATCAAATCCATCAGTAACTATTTCAGCACCAACATCCGGTTCAACAGCAACAGCAACATCAAGAATTCAAAAAGAAGCTGGAATTAATGGTGCTTTAATTAATTTAGTAGGAGCAACTGTTCGTGGACAATTAAGATATTCACCATCTAGTTCATCAGCAGTTACAATAACAGTTTCAGCCAATACAACAACATCGGAAGTAACATTATCACTAACATCAACACAAACCGCCAATTTAAAGCCAGGACGTTATGTTTATGATGTAGAAGCAACTCTTGCGGATACAACAGTAAAACGTTTATTCGAAGGTGAAATAAGAGTAAATGCAGAGGTAACAAAAATTTAATGCAACCAGCATCAAGAGAACAACTAAAGGACTATTGCCTTCGCCGTTTAGGTTTTCCGGTAATTGAAATTAATGTTGATCCCGACCAATTAGAAGACCGTATTGATGATGCTATGTATTACTATACTCAGTTTCACTTTGATGCAACTGATAAATTTTATTTTAAATATCAGATAACCCAACAAGACATTACAAATAAGTATGTTACTGTTGACGATTCTATTATTTCTGTTGTTAGAATGATTCGTCTTGGTGGATTCGGTGCAACAAAAGGTAATATTTTTGACTTTCGTTATCAATATGCACTAAATGACCTTTATACTTTTGGTAGTAGCATGAGTTTACAAGGTTATCATATGACAAGAGATTATTTGTCATTTATTGAATTTATTTTTAATCAAGAAAAATTACTTAGATTCAATAGACATCAACAAAGAATCCATATTGATTTAGATTGGGAAAAAGATCTTTCTACTAATGACTATATTATTTTTGAAACATATAAAATTATTGATCCAGATGCATTTACAAAAGTTTATAATGATAAGTGGCTAAAAGATTATGTTACTGCATTATTTAAAAAACAATGGGGTGATAATCTTAAAAAATATGATGGTGTATCTCTTCCCGGTGGTGTTAAATTAAATGGTCAAAAGATTTATGATGAAGCGGTTGGAGAAGTAGAAAAATTAGAAAAAGATTGTCAATCAACATATCAGTTGCCAGTAAATTTCTTTTTAGGATAACTAATGCCTACAAATAGATATTTCAATGAATTCAGAAATAAAAATGAGCAAAAATTATTAGATACTTTATTAACTGAATGCATTGCTATGCATGGTATTGATTGCCACTATATTCCAAAAACTTTTGTTAAGAAAGATGAGATTTTTGGTGAAGATGTATTATTAGAATATAAGAATAAATTTCCGATTGAAATGTACATGGAAAGTACAGAAGACTTTACCAATAATGATAATTTAATATCAAAATTTGGATTAGATATTAAACAAACATTTACATTAATGGTTTCTAAAAAACGTTTTGATGAAGAATATAACAGAAACTTCCAAACTGGAAATAGAAGAACTCAATTTGATGATAGGTTAAAAAGACCCGAAGAGGGTGACTTGATTTTTATACCGTACCTAACAAGAAAGTTATGGGAAGTTATGTATGTAAATCAAGAATATAGTAACACCTATCAATTGGGGGATCTGTATGTTTGGAAAATATCTTGCGAACTTTACAGATTTACCGACGAAACGATTGATACTGGAATACCTGAAATTGATAATATTAATGAGAAGTTGGAAAAACAATTAGAAATAAATCAACCCAGTTTCTCTGATAATGAAAAGTTAGAAGAAAAGTCTACTACAATATTGGATTTCACAGAAAAAAATCCTTTTGGTGAATTTAATAGAGAGAGCTAATGCTAGGTCAAACTTGGTATAACGAACATATTAAAAAATTAGTTTCAGTTTTTGGAACTTTATTTAACAACCTACATGTCCAGAGAAAAGATAATGCTGGAGTTGTTGTTAAAGATATTCGTGTACCTTTATCTTATGGTCCTAAGCAAAAATGGTTAACAAGACTTGAACAAGATGCTGAAGCAAACAGACAAACAGAAATCTCATTACCTAGAATGGGATTTGAATTATCTGGTTTGTCATATGCTTCCGGTAGAAAATTACCAACAGTAAATCAAAATTTTAAACAATCATCAAACAAAGATAACCTAGTTTCACAATATAATCCTGTTCCTTATGATTTTTCTTTTGATCTTTGGATTATGTCTAAAAATATGGATGATGGTTTAATGATTTTGGAACAAATTGTTCCATATTTCACACCACAATTCACCATTACAATTAAAGAAAGTGAAAGTGTTGATATTGCAAGAGACGTTCCTATCATATTAAAAAGTGTAACACCACAAGATAATTATGAAGGAACAATGGAAGAAAGAAGAGTTTTAATCTGGGATTTAAAATTTATTGTTGAATCTAATTTATATCCTCCTGTAAAAGATAGTAAGATTATTAAAAAGGCAATTGTAAATACAATTGTGGATACAACGGTTCCCGGCGCTGGTGGTAGACAATATTATAGTGTTGCAGTAAATCCTTCAACTGCTGGTGTAAATGATAATTATACCTTACTTGAAACTTTTATAGTTGATGATAATCCACCATCAAATATAGTTACAAATCCACCATCAGAAGGTGTTGGAGGAACAAATGTAACTCCACCGGAAAGTTATATAACAACATTAAAATTAGATGATTTATTTGATGTTATTGCAACATATCCAAATCAGGGTGCAATATTGATGTATGATGTTCCTACGTCGAGATGGTTTGCTAAAAATGAAATAGAAAATCAATCTGTTGATGGTGGAAATTTTTAAATAATTATAAATACTTAAAGGGTAAAAACATAATAAAATGCCACAAGCAAACGTCATAAAAATCAAAAGATCGACTGGTTCAACAGCACCAGCAACACTTAATTATGGTGAATTAGCCTATACTCTGGGTGCAGGAACATATGCTGATGGTGGTGGTAGATTATTCGTCGGTGATAATACATCCCCTAATGGTAATCCAGTTGTTATTGGTGGTAAGTATTTCATGGATATGTTGGATCACCAACAGGGAACACTTACTGCTTCTTCTGCAATTTTAGTTGATGCTTCCAAAAAAATTAATGAATTATTAGTAGATAATATTACTTTAGATGGTAATACTATTTCAATCACCAATTCAAATGGAAACCTAGAATTAACCGCTAATGGAACTGGTTATGTTAATGTAACTGGTACAACTGCATTAAAAGTTCCGGTTGGTACAACTGCACAACAACCAACAGCCGCCTCTGGTATGATTCGCTATAATAGCGATAATGCTTCATTTGAGGGTTATTCAACTTTTTGGTCTTCTTTGGGTGGTGTTAAGTCTGTTGATGGTCAAACTTTTATTACAGCAGAATTAACTGTTGGTGCTGGTGATGATACTTTAAGATTTTATACAAATTCAGCTTTAAGAATGTTAATTGATACAAATTCAATTGACATTGATTCAACTATTGTAAATGTTAATCTAGCGGCAACAACAGAATCCACAAGTACATCATCGGGTTCATTAATAACTGCTGGTGGTATTGGCGTTGCAAAAAATGTTTATATTGGTGGTAATACCGTAGTAACTGGATATGTTGAAGTTTCATCAATTAAAAATACAGGAACTTTAACACTTCCAACATCAACAGATACTTTAGTTGGACGTGCAACATCAGATACTCTTACAAATAAAACAATTAGTTTTACAAATAATACAGTTACATTTACTTCTTCTGAATTAAAAACAGCTTGTTCTGATGAAACTGGTTCTGGACAATTAGTATTTGCAACCTCTCCAACTTTAGTAACTCCATCTTTAGGAGCAGCAACTGCAACTTCTATTAATGGTTTGGTTATTACTTCAACCACAGGCACTCTAACAATTGCAAATGGAAAAACTTTAACTGCAAATAATAGTGTAGCTTTTACTGGAACAGATGGATCAACTCTAACATTTGGAACAGGTGGGACTGTTGCTTATACACAAAATAACTTATCTGTATTTGCGTCAACAACTTCTTCACAATTAGCTGGTATTATTTCTGATGAAACCGGAACTGGTTCATTAGTTTTTTCAAATTCACCATCTTTAACTACTCCTGCTATTGGTTCTGGTGGTTTTACAATTGCTGGTTCTTCTTCAGGAACAACAACAATTATTACTTCAGCCACAGCAACAGGAACTATAACAATTCCTGGTGTTGCAACTACTGATACGGTTGTTTTAGTTGCTGCTTCTCAGACTTTAACAAATAAAACTCTAACATCACCAATCTTAACAACACCAACCCTTGGTGTTGCAACAGCCACAAGTATTAATGGTTTAACAATTACTTCAACCACTGGTACTTTAACAATTGCAAATAGTAAAACTTTAACAGTAAGTAATTCTTTAACATTTACTGGTACTGATGCTTCTTCTGTTGCATTTGGTGGTGGGGGTACTGTAGTATATACTAGTGAGAAGTTATCGGCTTTTGCTTCAACTTCTTCTTCTGAATTGGCTAGTGTAATTTCTGATGAAACTGGTTCAGGTGCATTAGTTTTCGCAAATACACCAACACTAGTTACACCAGTTCTAGGTTCAGCAACAGCAACATCTATTACTGCAACTTCTGGTTCCTTAACAATTCAAGCAGCTTCTGGAAATAATTCAGTTTTCATTAAACCAACCGGAACTGGTGTTGTTGATGTTACAAATACATCTTCTGGTTTCTCAAGAATTTCGGGTGTAGCATATCCGGTTTTTGCTAATGATGCTGTTAATAAAGAGTATGCTGATGCAATTGCTTCATCATTAAACGTTCATGGCTCTGTTAATTTTGCAACAACAGATGCAGTTTCTTATGCTTATGTTAGTGGTGGTACTACATTAACAATTAACACGATTGCGTCTGATGTTATCACATTCAGCGCAAATCATTCTTTAGTATTAGGATCACAAATTAAATCAAATGCAACATCAAATGGTTTAGTTTCTGGAACAACTTACTTTGTAATTTCTTTACCAAATTTAAATCAAGTAACAGTTTCTACCTCTCCTGGTGGTTCAGTTCATACTTTAACTAATGGTTCAAGTTTATCAATTTCAGTAACTGCTAATCAAGGTGTTGGTGCTCAACTAACTGGAACACCAGATACCGTTGAAGGTGAATCCTTACAAGTTGGTTATAGAATTCTTGTTAAGAATCATACTACTTCAGCTTATAATGGTGTATATGATGTTACAACTGTTGGTACAGGTGCGAATGGTGTCTGGACAAGATCAACTGACTTCGATAATTCCCCAACAGGAGAAATTCGTGCTGGCGATTATATGTTTGTGTCTGGTGGTACAATTAATGGTTCTAATGGTTTCGTACAGATAACAGCTACAACAATTATTGTTGGTACAACTGCAATCGTATTCTCACAATTCTCTGGCGCAGGACAAATTACTGCTGGAAGTGGTTTAACAAAAACAGGAAATACTTTAGATGTAATTGGAACAACTAATAGAATTGTTGCTAATGCGGATTCAATTGATATTGCATCAACATATGTTGGTCAAACTTCTATTACAACGCTGGGGACAATTGCAACTGGTGTTTGGAATGGTTCTACAATTGATATTGCAAGAGGTGGTACAAATATCACTACTTATACAACAGGTGATTTATTGTACGCATCTGCTACAAACACTTTATCTAAATTAGCAATTGGTGCTGAAGGATATTTCTTAAATTCATCGGGAACTAACGTACAATGGTCAAATACTATTGACGGGGGAACTTTTTAATGGGTAAAAAGTTAGAAAATTTATCTTTATCTGGCTCAATTATTTTAATTTTTTCTTTTTTTACTTTAATGGGAATTATAATGATGTTTTGTAAGATTCCGGAAGGTTCTGATGTGTTCAGAACCTTCTCTACAGCATTAGCAACTTTTGTTACAGGAAAAAAATTGGGCGAAATTGAACAATAAATAATGAGGGGAATATATATTCCCCATAGATTACCTTAAATAGGGATTGTATAATGCCACAGTCTAATGTAATAAAAGTAAAAAGAACTACAGTTGCGAGTAAAGTTCCAACAACTTCAGATATAGTTGCTGGTGAATTAGCAGCAAATTTAATAGATAAAATTCTTTATACCAGAGATACAAGCAATAATATTATTTCATTAACTGGTGTTGTATCAAATATTGCTGGAACAGGAATTTCTTTATCCGGAACAAATAATGTCACTATTAGTATAGATTCAACCGTTACTACACTAACAGGAAGTCAGACATTAACAAATAAAACAATTAGTGGTTCTAACAATACCTTATCAAATATTGGTAATTCTTCATTAACTAATTCATCAATTACTATTAATGGTACAGCAGTTTCTTTGGGTGGAACTGCTACTATTTCTACTGGTGCTGGTGGATCAAATAATCAAGTTCAATATAATTCAAGTGGCAATTTAGCTGGTTCTGCTAATTTAACATTTGATGGTACAACATTAACTGCTGCTGCTTTAACTGTTGACACGAATACATTATTTGTTGATGCGACTAATGATAGAGTAGGTATTGGAACGTTGAGTCCGGGTCATTCATCGCGATTACATGTTGAACAAAGTGCTGATGCGCCAGCATTAGTATTAAGATCCCCGATTACAACTAGAAACGCCATCACTGTTGCAGGTTCTCATTTGTATATGAGAGGTTCTGATAATGGTTATGGATTAGCATTTGGTAATTTTAGTGCTGTTCAGTGGATACAGGGAATGGTCAATGATGCACCGAGCCTTGATATTGCTTTAAATCCCAGTGGCGGCAAAGTGGGTATAGGAACGGCGAGTCCCAATACGACGCTGGATGTTGCTGGCGACATATTTATCACAAAAGGCTCTAGCCCTTTATTTTGTACTGGGGATAATCAAATACTTCGTATTGGCGTAAACCAAGCGGAGAAAATGCGTATCGACACCAGCGGCAATGTTGGTATTGGAACGACGAGTCCATCGACGAAACTCCATGTCGTCGGACAGATATTAGTTGGAGCGGCTGGCGGCGAAGGTGGAGAGATAGAGTTTCAAAATGTGGCGGGCAATGCCGTGTCGGCATTTATTGACGTAGATGGTTCAAATAATCTTAGAATTTACAACGACAGCAATACTAACTCTATCTTTTATACCAATAACTCTGAGCGGATGCGTATCCTCTCCACCGGGGAAGTTGGTATTGGAACTTCGAGTCCAGCCTCATTACTCACCGTGAGAAAATCTGGAACTGGAGACACTGTTCGGTTGGCGTGCGGGGCTGGCGGGGCTGGCGATGGGCCAGCGTTGATGTTCTTTGATGCAGACACGAGTAATGCTGCCCAGATATCCACATCCAAGAGTGCCGCGAATACAGCCAGTCTGATCTTTGCAACTGCAAACGGTGGGTCTCCAGCAGAGCGCATGCGTATCGACTCCAGCGGCAATGTAGGCATTGGAACGGCGAGCCCACAGGCTAAATTGGATGTTTCAAAATATTTAATTCATCAATATACATTTAGTAGCAAAGCATTCACTGGTGGTACTTGGTATAGATTTATAACATTCAATGCTTCTAATAGTGGTGACGAAGTCAGAATTATTTTGAGAAATCCTAGTGGACACGATTCAGTAGAAATAACTTGGGCTAAACATACTACAGGACTTTCTGATCTGGGTTATATTGCCGAAGTCAAAAGAAAAGGTGCTTATGCTTATACATACAATATAACTAAAATCAGAGTATGTGATAATGGTACTAATTCTACTACTTCATTGGAAGTGCAATTTGGTGCAAATCATACTAACGCATTAAATATGTCGTTGGAAGGATATTGTTCCCACACATTCACTGTGAATGATATGACTGCTGGTTCTGCTGGCAGTTCATCAACCAAAGAATTATTTGTTTCAGATGGTTTAATAGGAACCAATAACCAAACCGTACATGGTTACTCGTTGGCTAACAGCGATCTGTTTTATATTTTAGGAAATGGCAATGTTGGTATTGGAACGACGAGTCCAAGTTTTTCATCGCGATTACATGTTGAACAAAGTGCTAATGCTCCAGCATTAGTATTAAGATCCCCGATCACAACTAGAAACGCCATCACTGTGGCAGGTTCTCATCTGTATATGAGGGGCTCTGATAATGGTTTTGGATTAGCATTTGGTAATTTTAGTGGTGTTCAGTGGATACAGGGAATGGTCAATGATGCACCGAGCCTTGATATTGCTTTAAATCCCAGTGGCGGCAAAGTGG